TAGGGGTCGGCTTGGGTGAACGCACGACCAGCTGAGGCAAGCTGTCCAGAGCCCTAGAGCCGACCAACCTAGTTTACCCAAGCGAACAAGACTAATGACCTTAGGATGGTCGTAGAAGCCGTCGTCTAGCCTGGCCCAGCCCATAACCGCTGGTAGCCAACCGCGTGAGTACCGGCAGTGCTCATCGACCTCCCTCACGCGAAGGCTGGCGCTGAACCGCGCCGAGTGTGGAACCAACCTTAACTTGCGACCCACCGGGAGGACACGTCTTGGCCAGCATCCCCTAAGGGATTCTGGCAGCGCTAGGAGCGCTCAGGAAGTGTTGCCCTAGGAGCTAGCCGGGCTACGTAGCGCCGAGGGCTCAGGAGCGAACTCAGGGCCGCCTGCGGGGCTCCCAGATGGCCCACTCGCCGTTGTACTCAACCCGGTTGAGTACCCAGGGACGGGTGGCTAGTCGGTGCCGTAGCCAGCGTGGGTACTTGGGCAACTGAGGGTCGTGTGACTTACCTGCGCTCAAAACGTGACAAAGCATAGTGGTTAGCATGGTAGTAAGCTTACTTGTTTACCAGGGAAGAACTAGTCCGCCTCAGCGTTTTGGCGGCTAAGCGCGTTTCGGTGCATCCGCGTTGTATAGTATGAATCCAAAAGCAGTTTCACTGCCAAGGGAAGGGAAGCAAACTGCTATGGCAACAGACTGGATAAAAGGTCCAGGAGGGGCCAGCGACCCACGGTCAATCGGGCTGGTAAGAGTCGGCGACATTGTCGTGGACCAGCGGGTACAGCGGTCCATCGACCCCAGTAAGGTCGACCGGATTGCTACCCGGTGGGATTGGGCGCTGGCCGAAGTGCTTACACTGGTGCAGCGCTCGGACGGGAAACTGGTCGCTACCGAAGGCCAGCACCGCAAGCTGGGCCTGGAACAGCGGGACCCGGACTCTGAAATCTGGGCAGTACTACTGCCCGACGTGGACGGTCTGGGTGACGAAGCAGCGGTCGCTCTTGGCATCGCCAAGGGGCGCCGCCCACACAACCGGGTGCAGGAATGGCGTATGCGGGTCCTCGCTGGTGACGCACACGAAGTCGAAGCCGAGAGAGTCATCGAGTCCCTGGGGCTCATCATCACCGATGCCCAGTCAGCCAGAGGTATCAAGGCGGCAGGCACCGTGATGCGGCTCATTCACGGCACGCAGGCTAAGCCGCTTAGCCCGCAGGCTGGTGCTGAGCTTCTGCGGAAAACGCTGGACTCAATCACCTACGCCATCCCGGAGGAGTCCAACATGGCAGGGCGGCGCTTTGACGCTGCTATTCTGCGGGCTATCGGTGACCTCGTGGCCACCTATCCGCAGCTGAACATGCAGCGGCTCAAGGAGAAGCTGAGCCAGAAGACGGCAGCGCAGTGGCTGGCGTACAAGGCGTCCACCAGCCCGTCGTGGCGGGGCATCCGGGACATGGTTCTGTACGACTACAACCGCGCCATGAAGTCCGGCAAGTTGCAGTGAACCAGCGCCGACCACGTGCTACGCCGGAACAGATAGCCCGGCGTAGAGATGCGGCGCTCAAGCTATACAAAAACGGCTACAGCGTCATGCAGATTGTCAGGGCTTTGGATACTGACAACGGCACTGTCAGCAAGGACTTGGACGTGGTGTTTCCCAACCGCCCCAAGCGGGTGGTTGGGAAACTTAGCCTTAAGCCGGAGCCCGAACCCATCGACTGGCGTACCGACCCAGTACTGGAAAACCTAGGTGAAACAGTCACCCGCAGTATCAAATCGTTCCTGGCGGAAATGAAAGGAGTTAACTACCGTAACGCTTTTGCGCATGCGGTAGATGAAGCCAGGAACACAAACGCACGGGCCTGGATAACAGAAGCACGTAGCCTGGCTGGCCAGCTAATAGCAGTTGGTGAGCAGCTAAGGATGATTCTGGAGAACGACCAGCATCGCGCTCAGATGGCTACGACAGTAGCCGGGCGGGACGACATGCGGTTCAGCAACGACGCCGCGCTGGAAGACCTCATCACCAGGACCATGAAGATGCTGGAGGAAGGTTACACTCAGCGGCAGATTGGCATCCAGCTTGGGCTGGATGACGCCAGCATGAGACTAGCTGCTGCTGTTGCTGTAGCCAGAGAACGTCTCCGGCTGAAAAACACCCCGTAAGCAGCAGGCCCCGGAACTCTGGGTTCCGGGGCCCTGCTAATTGCTTCCCTAGTGGTAGTCCCTCATGTCTACCGGTCCCTGCAAAGTCCAGAAGTAAAACGTTCCGTGGTGGCGCCCCGCCAATACCAAAGTACGTAGCTTGCCCACGATGTGAACTATCTGGTGTGCTTCGTTCTGGCGTACTAGCACCGGCACGAACCGGTAATGCTTCCGCAGGTAACTGTGTTCCCGGTTACGTGGGTTCGGCCATACACGCTCGGCATAAGCGCCCGTAAGCGCGATAGTAACGAACGGCCGGGAATGGTTATGAGGGTCCCTTTCAGTATCCTTTCCGTGTATGCGCGTTAGCAGAACTGCGAATAGCGGGTTCTGCAAAAAGCGCCAGCGGTTGATAAACAGCTCATCGTTGATGCGGACCTGATAGTGCCCCAGCAGATCCCAACGGGGTGAACGTGGCGACCTCGTAGTCGACATAGCTTTCCTTTCGGAATAGCCATGTCTCCTCTTTTGTTTCCATGACTCCGGGTTGGGGCCGTCTTAGTTATAGTATACGTTCCCGAGCTGGTGCTGCTGGCCAGTTTTGCTCATTAAGCAGCACCCAGCACAGGGTTATCCGCATACCCATCCAGTAAATGTTGCACGCGCCGAGCATAACTAGTGCTTGCAGCGCCCATGGAGTTTCTGAGCTAAGAAAATTGGCCACCAATACGAAATACGCTACGAGACACACCATAGTGAGCCGGAAACCACGGTCATACAAGTTACTCATAACCGACGCCGCCAGATTCCACACCCAGTAGTTCATCCAGCTTCTCCGACTCGCCGTTAAGGCGCTTGAGCGCAGCGTTGATGCCGCCTATCTCATCGGCAGTAAGGTTCCCTGGGTTGTCAGCCAGCTTGTGGCCGACTAGCTGTTCCGCTATGTCCAGGCATTCAGCCCGGTCGGTGTGACCCAAGCCAGTTAGCAGCGTACGCAACTCCACGAGTTGCTCCCGTGACGCCAGCACCACTTCCGGCTCCGCTGAGCGTTCATAGCTGTCCTCGTCGGGGTCGCGTTCATCGGTGGGTAGGTTCAAGGCTTGCAGTAGTGCTATTCGGTACGCCACGCTCATAGCTTTGGGTGTGGCTTTGTCGCCGCTATCCATGGACTCGCCCGGCACCTCGGCGTCAATCCAGTCACCGCCCGGACCGTAGAACCGGTACACCACCTGCACTCGGGCATGAGCCATCGGGGTCTGGTTCCTGCCCACCGCTACCGTGTCGTAGTGCACCTGCTTGAGCATCGGCATGATGACGATGCCGTGCTTGTTCAGCAGCGGTGCTGCGGCGTTCACCACCGCGTCCACACCACGGAAGTTATACCCTTGCTGCGCGTTACGTTCCGACTTTCCGACCGCCCCTATAGCACTCTTGACGCTGTTCAGAGCTTCGACCACGGTTGGCTTACTGCCGCTTTGCTTTTGGCTTTCGTCAGGGTTCTGGGCAGCTACGTGCTTACGAACCGCTTCGTCGTTCACTTCAGTTCCCTTCGTTCTAGCTCCGCCCATTCTGCGAGCCGCTGCTGCCAGGAAGCAACAGCCTCAGGCTTACACGCATGCTCGTCCCCGATAGCGCGCGTGACTCCGCAGCGAGGGCAGAACCGACGTGGGCGCGGCTTTTGCCGCAGCTCTTCGTATCGGGTAAGTATTTCAGCCAACGTTGACATAACTGAACCCGTGGACGAATGCACCTTTCCGGCTCGGCGGTCCAGAATCTCCTTCAGCTCGGGATGAATGTCCTCGGGCTTCATTCCAAAGGCTCCTTCATCCGCTTCTTACGCTGAGCCCACGCTGCCATAATCTCCGGAAGCACCGGAGGGCCGGGAGGTGCGTCATACCACGGGTCGTCGTGCGGTGTGGCCCGGTGAAAACACCAATCCAGCGGCTGGTCATGCTCGGAGCAGTACTGGTGCACTTCGGGTTCTAGGTGCTCACTGCCGGGTAGTGTGTTCAGCAACCGGGTTTGCTCCGCGAACGTTAGCTCGCCCCGGTCGTTAGTTTCATCGGAAGGCACGGTCACTCCTTTTGGTGGGGTGCCCGGGATTCGAACCCGGAATCCACGACTTAAAAGGACGCTGCATTAACCATTGTGCTAACACCCCGCCGCTACTTATGCGCTTTTGGCTTTTTCCACGCCAGCAGCTAGTGCAGCTAGCTCTAGCAAGTCGCTGGCTAGCTCCGGCGGCAAATCCCAGCCCAGTGTAACCAGCCGGGCTATCGCCGCTTTGCTGGCACCGGAACCTTGACCGGTCAGCACCGCGTTACGCAGCGCCTCCTCGGCGAAAGCTGCGTAAGGCTTGTCGCTGACAAAGTATGGTGCCAAGTTGTAAAGCACAATGCCAGCGACTACACCGGTTACTGTCCACCGGGACGTGAGCGGCATACTCCACTTTTCGTCGTGGACATGTTGGTGGGGTTGCGGGCAGTGCTCCACGCAACCACGCCGCATCCATTCCTTTATATCAGCGGGGCGTTTAGCTTCCGGATTGCTGCCGGTCATTTCAGCTAGCTTACGGATAACTGCATGCTCGCGTGATTCGACAACGAGGACGAGTTGCGGAGTGGCTCGGGTTTTGTTTCTCTTTCTTATACACATTCCTTTAAGGTCGAGAACAGCAGCCATCCAGCCGAGTTGAGCTTGAGATATTCCCATTTGTGTTTCCCCTTTTTGGTGTAGCCAGGGGCCGCCGAGTTCATTGACTTCCGCTAACCCTCTGGGCCCCTGGCTAGCTTTTTAATTACTCTCCACGCTTGCGCTTCTGTTCGCAGGTCTTGCAGCGCGATTTTCTGCCGTGCGCCCCCTTGCTGTCGCGGTAGAAGTCTGTGTATGGCTTGTATACATCATGCCCTTCACGAGCGCTGCAGGTAGTGCACTTGATATCGCCGGTGAACTCGTCCTGTTCGGTTAGCGTAGCCATGAACTTCGCTACTTCGGCTTCACTCAACCCAGGGACAACTGCGTCAGCAGCAGGAGGGGCTACTACTTCTACTTCTACTTCCTCGCGGGCCGGAATCACCTCCGGTCCCACGTCGGCCTGGTGCATCTGCTCCAGGCTTTCCAGCAAGTCCGGGTTGGCGAGCAACCGCTCATCGTCGGCCCGCTCGGCCGCTACCGGAAGTTTAGCTAGGATGGCGGCAGCCAAAGCGTCCACGTCGCCAGCCCTCAGCACTGGTTCTGCTTCCGGTGGCACCAGCCGCATTCGTCCACCCGTGTCCAGCACAGCTTCGGCCATGGTGACCAGCGAGTGGTAGTAGCCTTCGCGGAACGACTCCGGGGACTTAGCCAAGCTCTCAGCGTCCGAAGCGACGATAGCGTCGTGAATTAGCAGAATACCGTCAATAACTACCTGGTCGCCCTGCCAGCCAGTCATTTCCCATAGCGCTTTCTCAAGGTGACTACGGGAAATTTTTGCGTTTCCATTCGTGTTATCCATGTACTAAGTTTACCCGCCTTTTTCCGGGCAGCCGCCTCATTACTGGCTATCGCGTGCACCTTGGGCTACTCGAAGAAGCGGGTAAGCTTAACGTAGCGCCAGGGAAGCGAGCAGTTGGGAAGGGGACGAAGTGAATGATGTTCGTGAACACCTCATCCGTGGCGCACTAGGGCGGCGGGGCTTTTATGGTGTTTTGCTTGCTGAGCATAGCACTGAAACACCATACCGGCCCCGGTGGATTGAAATGACTGTTTACCGGGACTGGGAAGTGAAGCGGGACGACGCGGGGGAAGCAACGTCACCGCTGGTGCCGGTTGGGCCACGGGGTTACGTACTGCAAGTGGTGGGACGCTCGGTGGTGTATCACAAACACGAAAGTCGCTGCCACAACGGCTTGATTCCCGTGCATAATGCCACCCTAGATGACGATGCGGAACCGTGCGCAGCGTGTAAACCGGGTGACTTGGACGACTTGGAGCCGGAGGAAATAGTAGACACCGAGAAGGACCGTTTCACGGTGCACCAGTGCGCTACTACTGACGAGCTAGTGGAACGGCTGCACGACCCCAAGTCGCCAGCGGGCAGCGGTCTAGACGGGCTGTCGGCACCAGCTCAAACACTGCTTCAGCTAGCTGCGGCCAAAGACGAACCCATCGCTGCGGCGATTAACGCGGTTCAGTGGCTTTAGGCGTGTATATTGGGTAAACAAGTAACGGGAACTAGGGAAAGCAGGCAGCATGGCCGACATGCGAGTAAAGGTAGGGGGACGCGACCTTACCGAAATAGCCAGCGACGACGTACCGGACCTGTCTAAGCCAGAGAGCATGACGCTAGCTGCGTACGCTGTGCACCGTGCTGTGCTACAGCGGGCAGCAGTAGATAAGAATCCGCAGCCTGCCGAACATGACGGCATCCCTGGCTGGCATTGGCGTGGCTGGGTCAACCCCATCATCGAAGACATCTGGGCGTGGATGGCTAACAACGACGACCAGGCAGTCAAGCATGCCAAGCGTGACCTGAACCGCTACCTGCGCACCAGCGGAAACTTGATTTGCATCACTCAGGGCAACCGTAGCGTACCGTCGCTGTGGTGGGTGCGAGGCGAGTTCAGCGAAGTTAAGCCCACTTTGAAACCAGCCGAACCACCTGCCACTACGGTTAAGGTTACTGCTGCCGAAGCTGGCGAAGACCGCGTTCCGGAACCAGTGCAGTACAAGCTAATATGCACTTACCCGGTGGACGGTGGCATATGCGGTCAGGAGATGGAAAGCTCCCGGTGGCGTTCTCGCCATGTGTTCCTAGTGCACCGCAGCGCCGAAGACTGGATTACCAAAGCGCTAGAAGCGCTGGGTTCAGCCACTGGCCAGCAGCTCCACGACTACATAGTTGCTGATAGTTACCCGGCCAGCTACCAGAACACGATGCATTATCTGCAGAACATGGTAGACGGTAACCTAATTTACCACTGGAGTGGGCTTTACCATTTGGGTCCGGCACCAGCAGCGGAGGTAAAAGCGCCCGCGGTTAGCAGCGCGGAGGAGGAGTGCACTTGCCGGGAACCGGAATGCGGAAAGCCGTTCAGCCACTTTTACCTTCGGTCACGCCACGAAGACGCGGCGCACCCGTACAGTTCGTACCGGGACTGGCCGTGCCCGTTTTGCCCCCGCAAGCTCTACAGTGGCGACAAAGCTGCTGCGGAACCCATGCGGCTGCACCTGACTAAGTCGCATGCGCTTACCTTCGGCACCGAAGCGTACGAAGCAGCGCTGAGCGCTGCCGAGGCGCTGCACACCGAGGCCGCAGCCAAGCATGCAACACGGGTCAAGCCCGCCCCCACGCCGGTCCCAGCGCCGACCACGCCCGTCGTAGAAGTTGTAGAAGCTGCCGAGCGTATTACACCCGACCAGGTAGCTGACTACCTGAGTGGCATCCTGGCCGAGAATCGGCGGTTGCGGGAACAGAACGGCAGGCTAGCTACGGAAATCCAGCAGCTAACTGCCCGGCTGCGCCGTCAGCGGGAGGAATAGTGACTTACCGTCCCAGCCCTAGCGAAGTGACTGAGTCACGGCTAAACCGGGCTGATACACCGCCACCGGGACGTTCACCTCAGCCAGGCTACCTAGTAGAAACCCATCTGCTAGCTGGGTCGATGCTGGACGAAGGTGACTGGTCCAACATGCGCATGGCTGCCGTCCGCACTCGGCGCATGTGTAACCAGCATCATTGCCGTGGCTTGGATTGCCGCCACCGTAACCACCGCCGCGACGTAGCATACTTGGCTCAGATGCTGAACATTATTGCTCCGGAGCTACCGGGAACTTATCCCCAGGTTACGGATGAGGACTATCTACTGCCAGGAATGAGGGGAAGCGGTAAATGAAAGAAGTCTTTCTGTACGGCAAGAAAGCTGCTGGCAGAGTTGCTCTTGTGGACGAAGGTGACTACCGCCTCGTTACGCAGCATCGGTGGAACGTTCGCGACTATGTTTGGCACGGCCGCCATTACGGTCCCTACGCTATTACAAATGCGCGCATGAACGGAGAAAAGCGTACGCTCTTTATGCACACCCTGATTATGGGGTTGAAGGGCGTAGACCACAAAGACGGGAACGGATTGAACAACCAGCGGTGGAACTTGCGTCCTGCCACCCAGCAGCAGAACGTGCGAAATCAGCGTGGCAGCCGTAACAGCTCGTCCCAGTTCAAGGGTGTGTTCTACCGCCGGGACACCGGCAAATGGCGAGCTGGCATTAATGTGGGAAACCACATGTTGTGGCTCGGTCAGTACGAATCGGAAGTCGATGCTGCGCGTGTTTATGACTCAGCAGCGCGCGAATACTTTGGCGAATTTGCGTGGCTTAACTTTCCGAACTTGGAATCTGTGCAACTTCCGCTTCCACGGGTTTCGCATTCCGAATACCGTGGCGTTTACCCGAGCCACAGTAAGTGGATGGCTAGGTTCGGGAGCACAGCGCCGAACCGTTACATCGGCAGCTTTGATACCGAGCTAGAAGCTGCACAAGCCTACGACACTGCCGCAAAGCTACGCTTCGGCAGTGACACCAAGCTTAACTTCCCAGAGCACTTGCTTCCGGGCCAGCGGAGCAAATAGGTGGAGCACTATGGCGGATTCACGGATGCTGCCCGGATGCTGGATGAACGCGCTCCCCGTCTGGACGGCAAACCGCATACTCGCCAGCAAGTATGGGTGTGGTATTCGCGACGCAAAAACAACGGCTTTCCAGAGCGGTATGAAATAACTATCGAAGGAGAGAAGCGATACCTGTTCGCTTTGCGAGACATATACACGTGGTATCTGCATTACCGGCCGTCACAGGGAGGGCGACCGGTTGGAAAAGGGAAAGGAACATGAAAAACATCGGCTTGATGCTACTAGAAGCTGGCTTTACTGTTACCGCAACGCTTATCTTTACCGAACTAGTAAGCTACCGTTTTCTACGGCGTTCTGTATTCAGCAGACTTGCATACTGGGTCATCGCTGACATTTGCGCTTTCGTGATACTAGCTGGTGGAGTCTGCGTCGAGAACGGGCCAGTAATCTTTTTCAGCGCTGCTGCTATTGCCTTGTACTCGTACTGTGCGTGGATGGAATGGAAGAAGCGCCGTAAGGACCGTAAGAAGCTAGCTCTAGGTAGCAAAACTAAGGCTATTATTGCCAAGATGCGGCGCAAAATAGCCGAGCGTCCCACCCGCCCAGTGCTACGACCGGTACCACAGGGAACACGATGAGTAAACCAGAGCGCATAGCAGTAGTGGGAGACTTGCACGCTAACACTAGGTGGAGTTCTTTTATCTTGCCCGAAATAGCAGCACGCCTTAGCGGCGAGTCGGTTAAGCTCGCCGTTCAGGTAGGCGACTTCGGGTTCTGGCCAGGCGCTGCGGGGGGTCTTTATTACTTGTACTCGGTAGCTGAGTGGCTGGAGCGTTTGAATATGACGTTCATGTTTCTCGACGGAAACCATGAGGACCACCCAGCGCTCGCATCGTACCGAGGCGACTGGAACGTTCCGCAAGACTCGCGGTCGGTGGCTGTAGCTGGACCTAGGGTTCGGTGGCTACCTCGTGGGTCCCGGTGGCTATGGCATAGCCGGGAATGGCTAGCCCTGGGCGGTGCTGTAAGCGTCGATAAGGACCTGCTCACCGAAGGCGAGGACTGGTTCCCGGAAGAAGCAATCACTCCTGGGCAGGCAGCATCAGTGTCCCAAGTAGGGCAAGCTGACGTGATGCTTACCCATGACTGCCCGGCTGGGGTAACGCTAACGCTACCGCCACCACCACGGGAGTGGCTACCGCAGATTCCAGCAGCAGAAGCTCACCGCGAACTGCTGCAGAACGTAGTAAACGTAGTTCAACCAAGTTACTTGATTCACGGCCACTACCACATGGCATACTCCAAGCCAGTGCAGATGAACCACGGCGTAGTAAAAGTAACTGGGTTGGCTTGCGACGGCATGGACAACAACTGGGCTATTTTGAATGTTCGCACTATGGAATGGGAAACGACATGAACCAGCTACCGGAGTGGCTAGTAGACGACTCGGTAGGACCAGGGTGGGTGCCGCTGGTGCAGCAGCTACACGAGGAACTGCTCGCGGTTAACCCGGACTATCAGGTGGCACAGGTTAAGGAAAAGTTCGGTGAGCTACGCGTCTACCTGAGCATGGATAACCGGCAGTTGCCGCTAATGCAGGCAGTAGGCGTAGCCACCGCAAAGTCTGTCACTATTTGCGAATGGTGCGGCGAACCTGGCACCTGCGGTGAAGCGTCAGCTTTTTGGATAAAGACCTTGTGTGACCAGCACCGGGCCGAGTGGCAGGCCGGGCGGCGTTGGTGGGATAATGCCGCACCCACGACACCAGATATAGGGTAAAGTAGCGTTTTGTAAACGCTCATACGCCGGGGATGGCTAGGCCCCAAGCTCCGCCCTGCCATTCCCGGTAACGGGATGTAGCTCAGTAGTAGAGCACTCGGCCTGGGACCGAGAGGTCGGCTGTTCAATCCAGCCCATCCCGACGCCGCCCTAGCACACGGCGAAGATTAAGTAGTGTGCCACCTGCAGGGAGAGACGTACGTGTGCCCGGCAGGGCACGCAAGCCTTGGCGAAAGGACTGAACATCTTAGTAGTGCGGCTCAGGGGGTCTCTCCTTGCCTTAAAGCTTTCGAAAGGGAACAGTGTGGACGCGGAACAGGATGTTGTAGCTCGCATATGCCCACGGGTAGCGGAAATGAACGGCAAACCTGTAGCTACTGCTGTTGTGGACGCATGCAGCCGTTGCCAGCAGCCGGTCTACCGCGATTCGGCTCAGCCAAACCCGTATCCTGGGCTTACCGAGTTCCTCATCTGTGTTCCATGCGGACTTGATGACCCGGAGCTACGCGAACACGTCATCGAAACTATGATTGCTGTGCAAGAAGCCGCACGCTGGGCTGGCGAAAAAGACGGCGCCGCTGGCGGCAATGGGCTAAGCTAACCTTTAGGGAAAGGGAAACGATGCTACGGGACTGGTACGAGAAACTAAAGCGCATCGTAACTGCTGGCATTGGGGTTAAGATAGCTTTGCTGCTTGGTGGCCCAGTTCTTGTTACCGTACTTCACGCTATTATCTGGGGGCTTATTGCGCCAGCTATAGACACTATTTTCTACATCCTTTCGCATTGGCACCAGATTGCTACCAAGTAGGAAAAGGGGAACGGAATGGCTGAGATGAGTACGGCGGAAATCATGAAGATGCTTTCCCCTCGTAAGGACGAACCGGTACAGGGGAAAGTCGTCTCGCAGGAGGAGACGGACCGGCAGCGGCTGATGGAGGTGCTGTCGCAGCTTGGCTCCGGTGCAGTTGGTGATGACGACATCAAGTTCGAGGGCACAGCGATTGTGCTCCCAGCGAGTCTAGCTGGGCCGGAAGGGTTCAAGCGGGCTCGTCAGCTCCTACGGGAAGCCGAGCAGCAGCAGGAGAAGAAGTTCGAGTTCGCTAAGACGTTTCCTTACCGTCATTATGATGGTGCGGCGGCGTTTAACCGGGCGATGGTGAAACTGTTCGGCACCGCTGGCATCGGTAAGTCCTGGTATGACATGTTCGGCCAGGAACACCACCCGAAGCTCATTTCCATCGAGGTGGCAGCGGGGAAGTCGATACAGGTGCCGTGGAATGAGATTAAGTTCTCTATCCTTGACGCCGTGTTTGACGTGGGCGCTGTGCGCGACCCCGTGAAGGGCATCCTGTCGTGCATTTCGGTGGTGGCACCACACAAGTACCGGACCATCATCGAAGGCTTCTTCGCCGTCGTGGAAGACGAACTACGGGAACGTTCCATCTACCGGGGCAAGGCTATCAACGGCGCCGACATACCTGGGTTCTTCAAGGAACACGCAGTGGACCCCCGGTCGGTTGTTTACAACGCCGGGGAGCTTGAACAGCTTCAGGCCAACGTGTGGACTATCACCGACCATGCCGAGGAACTGCGTAAGCACAACATTCCGCTCAAGCGCGCGTTCCTGCTGGAAGGCACGTTTGGAGTCGGTAAGACCCTGGCAGGGGCACTGACCGCTCAGCACGCTACCCAGCACGGCTGGACGTTCATTCTGGTCCGCCCGGAAGACGACCCGCTGGTGGCTCTGCGCACCGCTCAGCTTTACTCTCCGGCTGTGGTGTGGGTCGAGGACGTGGACAACGTGGCCAACAAGAACGCGTCCCGTGCGCAGATAGGGAAAGTTCTGGACGCGATGGACAACGTCGCGGGTAAGAACGCGGAAATCATGGTCGGGTTCACCACCAACTACCCTGACCTGATTGAAAAGGGCATGCTGCGGCCAGGGCGTATCGACTCGGTGATTCATCTGGGTCCGCTGGAGCGGGAAGCCACCGAACAGCTCATCAAGGTGACGTTGCCTGCGCATTTGCTCAAGGACATCGACTACGAAGCTGTAACCGAGGCGTTCAAGGGTTACGTACCCGCCTACGCAGTGGAAGCCGCTCAGCGAGCAGTGCGCTACTCCATTGCCCGTAACAACGGTCACCCTTCGGTTATCACCACTGAGGATTTGGTGGCTGCGGCTAACGGGCTGAGGCGTCAGCTAGAGATGATGGAAGCAGCGGACGAAGCTGCCGACTTGGACACGGTGGATGGTGCTGTGCAGCGGGTCGTGGTTAAGGCTGCTGAGAGCGTGCTCAAGCGCACGCAGTTCGACGGCATGGCGTTCGAAGTCAAGCCGGTCGACACACGCAACGGGTCTAGCTGAGCAAAACCTGGCAGCGCCTCCGGAGAGTTCCGGCCGACCGGAGGCGCTGCCTTTACCCCCTTAGGGGAATAGATGAGAGACAAACGCTTTATCCGGTTGCTTACAGCGGCACTAAGCGAACGCACCGAATGGGACGAGTGCCCCGAGCTTTACTTTGTGACTGATTGCCACAGTGAGCTGGAGTTGCTTAGCTTTGAATTGAACGAGATTTTTTGGAAGCTAGTAGACCCGCCCGAGGTGGTATCTCGGCTAGCTAACGGCTTGCTGAACTACGACACGTTGCCTCCAGACAAGCCACCTGCTCCACCAGTACCTGCCGGGCTAGCTGGCGTAGCGTTCCGCTTCGAGGCATGGGGCGTTGTCCTAGACCAAGCCGACTTTGGTACCGAAAAGGCGGAGCGGCTAAACCGGGCTTCGGCTGAGCATGAAATTCATCTCCAGCCAGAACGCATCGAACAGCGTCAGATGTTGGCCTGTAGCACTAGTGGGGAACTGTACTGGGTACGTCAAAACCGGGGCGAGGGTACAGTTGAGGCCGAGGACTTGGACCCGCAGGGAAGGGTTCCCCAGGCACTAGCTGAGATGGTTATGGCACTCAAAACGCTAGCGCAGACTCAGCAAAGCGGGTAGCATTAAGTTGTTCAAGCAACGCGGGGGTGGAGCAGTTCGGTAGCTCGCTGGGGCTCAGGGAAAATGGGATAGGGAATGGGTGCTAGACGCGACGCCAAACAAGCTGCTGAGTATGCGCAGTGGCGGGAACGAGCTGACGCTAAACTAAACGCTCAGCGTACAATTGATGCTCGAAACGCTGTATTTGCTGCCGAAAGTCAGGGAGCCGAAACAAAGCAAAGGCTTGAACGGCGAGTCGTGGCTGCCGAGCGGAGGTTGCAGAAAGCTGAAAGGCAGGGACGGCCGCCAGCAATTATGAAGGGGCGGCAGCAGGAGCTAGACCGTGCACGAGCTGCCGTTGTGCACCATAAGCGTTTTCAGGACAATACTATGGGCCGGTTGGCTAGGAAGCTAGCAAACTGGTTGTAGGGGCAAGGAAAAAACGTTTAGGGAAGAGGTGCGTGGTGGAAATCGGTGAGCAGGAAAAGCAGTACGAAGTTCCCGACCCAGCCGAGGTGCCGGACTTTATCCCGGAGGAAGCACCGGCCGAGCCTGAGCTGGTACCTGATGTCGTCCCATCATAAGTGGCACGGGACGATGGGAGGAATGAACTGGCCGGTTATACCAGCTCCTGCGACTGAGACCGTTCCTACGGTGCCTTCTCCGCATGCGGAACCCATTCGGGTAACTAAACTATGCCGTATTCGCTGGAACGGCACACGGGCAGCCTTTACTGGCGCTGGTGTGAATATATGTTACGAAGCGGTGGATGTAGCCCAGTGCGGAGCGGGCCTATCGCATCCAGTGCCGGACCCGGCTGGATGCCGGTGCGGGTTTCATGCCATGAAAGTTGCCGATAGACACCGACAAAGCTGGGTTATGACTGCCGAGTTGTATGGTCGGGTTATCGAACACCGCGACGGGTGGCGAGCGCAGAAACAGCGCGTCATCGACGTTACTCCGCCTACTATGTGCTTGAGTGGTTGTGGTACGCCTCTCAGGGGCTACGCTGTGTACGGTGGGCATGTGTGCGGCTGGTGCGTTAACTGTTTGCCACGCGTCGTGATGCCCGGTTACAGACTTGGATTTGGCGCTATACAAGCGGCCGTAGTTACCTTGGAGGAAATTCAGCAATCCCTAGCTCCTGTGGAGCTAGTTAAACCGGAGCGAAGCTAGGTAGTGGCGGGTCCTGTAGCTCAACGGATAGAGCTGCGGTCTACGGAACCGTAAATGGGGGTTCGATTCCCTCCAGGGCCGCTGAGTTGGGCGGAGGGTGCATAAGTGGCCACTAAGTGGCGAGACTACATAGCCGAGTGGGAAGCACGCAAAGCGTGGGAGGCTGCTCACCCATTCAGGTCAGCGCCGAGACGGACGTATTGGTACCTGCGGCGTAACCTTGGAAAACTAGCTCGCCCACAACCGTGGGTTAGGCTACGCTGGCGTTACCAGCGCTCCAAGCGTGGCTGGGCCGACCGTGACGTTTGGAGTCTCGATAGTTACCTAGCTAAGCTAATTGGTAGCTCTATAGCTTCTTTGCGCAACCACGGGCACGGTTACCCCAGTGACATTACGTTAGAGCAGTGGGATGATGTGCTAACTCGCATATCGGAGCCGCTACTGGCTTACCATAAACACTGGGATGACTACGACAACCGTTACATCGAGGAAGCCCAGCAAGCACTGCGACTGTTGGCCGAGCACTTCCCAAGCTGCTGGGACTAGAAAGGGGAAAGGTGAACCGGGCCGAGGCGGAACAGTACTTGAGTGCCGTAGCCGAAGCTATGCAAACCGTTTGGGACAAGTACGGGTGGCTCCAGGGTGAGCTGGGAAACGACGACCAAGGGTACTGTCTACGCGGCTGCTGGTATCGCGCTACGGGCCAAATGGACGGCAGCGGCTGTACTAACGTTGACTTGACGCTGGACTGGGCTTTCACTCAGTCGTTTAAGCGCGCATGTCAGACCTTGTTCAACCAGGACTGGTACTCGCCAGAGGGGTTTAACGACGACCTACGCAGCGAGGAAGACGTACGCCTGATAGCTAAGCATACTGTCATGGGCATGAGCGACCTGATGGTGCTAGCCGATGCGTAGGCAATGCGACCGGTGTAAGGAAGGGCGGCACTGCGGTTACTGCTCGTGCTGTTACGGTCGGTCATGAAAGGCTGCCCGGATGCTAGTACCTGTAGCTGTTCATGTCATGGCTGCTGCCACGGTGACCACGGCAGCGGTTGCCACGGAAGTGGTTGCCATATGAACTGTACAAAGTAACGCAAAAAAGCCCCCGCCTAGGCGGGGGCTTTGGAAGGAACGGAAAATGCTAGCTGAGGAGCGGGATCAGAATTACCGGGTGCAGAAAGGGGGCTGGAAGCTGCCAGTACCGGAAGACCATGTTCTGACTCCGAAGCAGCGGAAGCGGCTACGAAAGAAGGAGCGCAGCAAGTCCCACGCACATTTCCCCGGTGCTGCGTCATGTGACCGGTGTCGTCCTAGCAACAAACGTGACCTGAACGCTACAACTGCTTCGACGGGTCCGGTTAACAAGTGGCAGCGTACGTAGCTACGCATGCCACTGCTAGCACGTTCCTGTTTCGTCAGGATAGCAGCGGGTGGCAGCTAGGGCTTATACGGCACCCCATCTGGGGCAAGCTCATGACTCCAGGTGGTCACGTGGAAAGCGGTGAACAACCACACGAGGCTGCGCTGAGGGAAATTGAGGAGGAAGCAGGCATAGTAGCGGAGCTAGTTATGCCGCATCCACCGGCTCGCCATAAGCCGGAACGGCACCGTCCACTACCATGGTGGCTGGTACAAGTAGAAATGCCCCGCGACAACGGACTTAATGAGTATCACTACCACCTTGACCACGTTTACGTAGCTGTTGCTAAGGGCAACACTGTGGCCGACCCGGAACTACCGCTTAGCTGGCACAGTGAGAACGAGTTGCCGTTGAGCGACATGCTTGAGTACAGCACGTCCCTAGCTAGCTACCTGTTTGAGACGATGAGGGAGCAGCCGGAGCGTTGGTGTGCGGGGCAAAGTACCCAGCCGTAGCTCCAAGTACCGCAGAGACCATCCAGGGCAGGAATGTGGCTAGCGGGCCCGGTAGGCCGGAGTGGAACACAGGCACGTACGTGACCAGTATCCAGGTGATGACTCCGGTGAGGATGGACGTGGAACTGCTGGCTGCCACCTTGGCTTCGACGCTACTCATGGCTTCAACGGGGGGTATATCCACGGGCCGTACAGCCAGCTGACGTCGTATTCGGCGTCCATGCCGCCCTGGTATTGCACCGCCCATAGGTCTGGAACGTAGTAGGGGTTTAGCTTGTTGCCGTCTAGCGTGGCGAGCCACCAGACGATGTTCCCTAGCCCGGCGACTGCTGCCTTAGCACGCGGGTAATTACTTAGGTCGCAGTAAACGCGGCCGTGTGCATTCATTGCTTTACGTTCGGCCGCCCATTCGTACAGAGCGTTGCCTTCGAATGAAGGGTTGCCTTGTTCATAGTCGATGCACGCGGAGTAACTGGCTGCGGCCTTACCGCCGTAGACGGTGTTCCACAGTACCCCCCGGAACCGAGACGCTTGCTCGCTGGTGGCCTTGTAGAGGCCGTCAGCATACAGGACAGCGTAGCTGCCATTTGGAATGTTGCTGGGAGTAACTGCATCATAAAATTCCGCCATGCCCCTCCGTGTAGTAGGGTAGCAGTATGAAACCGGGAAGTGAAGAATGGCCTGTTTTGGATGACGACGTAGCTGCTGCATATGCTGATCTGATGAACCGGGTCGATATTCTTAGGCTCCGATTGGAAAGGCTGAGGCGGCATGCTCAGGAGCTGGCTAAAGCAGCAGGACTAAAGCAGGATGAGTACTAGGGATGTGCCCTGTGGGCAGTGCTGGTGCCGCTCCGGTGAGCGGTGTATCAACCGCCGAACCGGTAAGCCCATGAAGACTTTTCATTCGGCCAGGAAGGACCGGGCTAAGCGCAGGGGCGTATTCGGGTTACGGTCAATCATTAAACCGAAGGACTAGCCGCAAAACTCGTCTCTCAGGTTGTGGAAATCTCTAATAAGCGCAAACGAGTACGCACCCTTTGGCTTTTCTGACGCTGGAGCTTTTTCTGCAGATTGGTCAGCGTTGTCTAGTGTTATCAAGGTGGAGCACCAACGATGCTGGCTGGCATTAGTGATAACCCAGGAAGCAGCTAGGTCGGCTACGCCCATTACGAGAACACATACGAGAATGAAGATTGTAACCCGGGTATTCACTTAGTAACCTCGGTTTCTTCGTTGCTTTCTCGTTTTTGGCGTTCTGCCTCAAACTGCTCTACTCGTTTAGACAAATGGTTAAGCGACTCAGTATTCGTGTTAACTTTTCCGTTAATGCGATGCATGGCTGCTTTCATTTCAGCAACATCGACCGCAGTTTGGTGCACAATGTCACGCATGGACGTGCCACCGTTGGGTTTTGTTTCAACAGCTACTGCTGTTAGCTGGCGCTCTACTGAGCTAAGACGCTCCATAACTCCGGGGACTGCGGGCACGCCAGGACGAGCGGGTGTGCCGTTCAGGTCACCCAGAAATTGGAGCAGCCCCTTGCATATTCGCCAGATTACTCGGCCAAGCGTAATGAAACACGTGAAAACTGCTGCGAGAAGCGCTAGCGCTGCAGTAATCCATGCCGGGTCCACGTCCTCCCCCATCTAGCCAGGGGATTCCCTGGACTCGGTTAGTTATAGCGATATCCACACTACCTCGATGGTAGGGTATTGTCCCGTTTCGCCGGTAGTGTCCACGGTGGTGCTGACGAAAATGTAGCCAGAGATGTAGTCGAAGCCGCCAGTCATCGGCAAATCTACTTGAGCGCAGCAACCCGTTGAGTGACCTTCGGCACCCCAAATTCCGGACGGCTGAGCGTACAGGGCACCGTCGAGGTAAAGCACTGCTTGAATAGTGTCGTGGTCAGTGCCGAACTCGTCGGCAAACGCTGTCATGGTTACTTCGTACCAGCCGGTGCATCCCGTAGGTGCCATCCATGTGTGGTTCGTGGCGTCCCAGCCGTCGTATGGGTCTTCCAGGATGGTGTCGTACGGTATTTTCGTAAAAGCGTCTCCTGTCAACGACAGCGTTCCCTCGTATTGGGCCCGAAACATTACCTTAGTGGTCAAGAAGGTGAACGGTGCTTGAATCCAAGTGTTGAAATCCGATGGTAGCGGCGCTTTTCCAGCGGGAAAGCGCGGAACTACAGGGTCGGGACCGGCACTCAAGCGCCCTCCCACACGACAATGAACCTAGTTTGGTTTGCTCCGGTCGTGTTGTATTCGATGCTGGCCCCGCTGTCCTGCGAGGCGACGAATTGGAGTACGTCGCCTTCGTCCAAACGCAGCCGTTTAGTTACGGAAGCACCACCGGCTGCGGTGGCTACCATTTTGACGGAGTCACCCCATTGCGTAGTGCCACTGTTGACGCTGAAACCAGCGCAGTAAATAGCGTCGTTAGCGCTGCTGTTCAGGTTTATCTGCCCATAGCAGAAGTAGTTCCCTGCTACCGCCGCAGTGTAATTACTCCCCGTCCCCCCTGTAAAACCGTCATAGTTATCAACAACGGCGTCGTCCACTCCGAAGGCTACGACAGTGCCAGCAGGGAACGTTTGCGACGGCAATGTTGTTGTCCCCGGCGTGTACACGGCCTTGCAGATGGGTGGGAAGGCTAGAAACCGTACCGTATCACGCACGTTGGCGTTCATATCCGCTGACGTGATGTAATCGGGTGGTACAGGCCACGCCGGGTTAGTGGGCACGGGGAGTCCGGTGACGCCGCTGACTTTAGCTACCCACCGAACTGAAACGGTGGGTAGCTGGGTGGTGCTGGTAACCAGCGTGGTCCCCGTCCCAGCGAATAGGTAAAACTCGACGTAGTCGCCAGCACCACCGATAGCTCCTTGACCGTGCATGATGATGAGGTCGCATGAGCGAGCTACGGGCACCCAACCGGAACCGTTTTCAGTAAGGGGACCCCAGTTGGGGCCGAATGCAACTCCGCTGCTTAGCCCGGCAAATCCGGCAGCGAACTGAACTTCGGTGGCTGTGGTGTAGTCGAATGGGATGTCGGCTTGACATAGGTACCAGCCGGGGGCTTGGCAGAAGTACTGGCTGGGGTCGGTACCGTCAGCGTGCCCGTTCCACGTGTCGTTTAGTTCTTCCACGGGCATGGGTTCGGTGCCGCTAACGGAGGGACCGGTGGGGTCGTTACCAACGAACGTGGGGCGGTTGGCGAGGAACTGAACAGTGCTGGAAACGTCGTCTCGCAGTATTTCGGCGGGGACTATTTCCCCTTCGTTCCATGTGGACGGAACGGGAATCGGCGGGAAGCTCATGTCACCAAACCATCACGTTTTGGCCGTTTAGCTGACCTAGAGTTGGTGAGTCGCAGGTTAGGGCGGCTGTATCTGGGGCGATGTCCAGGATGCACATGATTGAGCCCACTACTTGCGGGCCGAACGACAGTGTGCGCTGAGTTTGCGTGATGCGTCCCGTAATGGAGACGAGCTGGCTCATCGCTGTAACCTGACGCACGTTGACGGTCACCACATCGCCTACAGCGGCTTGAAGCACGAACGGCCATGCTGCGGGGTGGCTAGCGGCGTCTACGGTCACCTGGGCAACCCTGAGCTTCGGGGAGGCGTTAGTTTCGGCTATCCAGTCGGCTAGGGTTTGCTCGCTGGGGCCGCCATACGGGGGAGGGGTGAGCAAGTCAGGTTGAACGTACCCGGTTTCTTGGTAGGACTGGTCACCGTATCTGTTGATGCTGTTAATTTCCAGCACCGAGTCTTGGGGTACAGTAACGGACTGGTCGTCTAGCTGAGTAAGCTGAATGTCGTTGACGGTACGGGCTGGGTCGTAATCTGGTGCGTAGCTGCCTTGAATTGGTATTTCACCGGCTGCTATATCGTCACCAAGCACCCACTTAACCGCATCGTTGTATACCAGCTCTTTGCTGGTATACACCACGTCACCCGTGGGAGCGACGTACATCAGTGACGGCACCGTGGACGCAGCGATATTGGTGAGCGATGTAGCTGCTGGCTGACCGCCAATGTCTTGCATGGAAACCATCTGCGGTTGCTGAATAGCCGACGAGGGAGCGTCTACGCTTGGGCCGGTTTGAATGCTACGGGGGCCGCTAATCCCGGAGTAGCCCAGCAGGCGCTGGACTCGCGCTGTGGATAGTTCACCTTCAGGTTCGCTATTTAGAATGGGAGCGTAGCAGTAGTATCCGGCTGCATACCAGGCTGCTATCCGAGAGGGTGTCACCTGGTATGGGTGAATGCTGCAATGGGCCACGTAGCCGTTGTAGAAAGCGTCGGTTTCTACACGGTTCACCCGGCCGTTAAAACACACAGTGGAGAACTGGCTGACAATATCAGCGGCGAAAGCGCCCGACGTAGCGAGGCTACCGTTGTAGAAAATGCTGTATGAAGACTGGTTAAACGTAGCGGTTACTAGTTGCATGGCAGCCACGGTGGACACGTTACCCGTTAGGCTGCCAACAACTTCGTGCACACCAGCAGCAGTGTAGTAACTAAAAGTCAGGTCACCGGTGCTGCTGAGGAGGGACAAACCAAGAATTTCCTGAGTACCGCTTAGGTCAATGAGCGCAGCGTCAGCATCAAGTGGTGCCGCCGACGTGGACTGGAACCACATACTTACAGTTAGACCGTTGGAAATCGGCGGGTAACGGCTGTCTTGGCATTGCAGCGTGTAGCCGGTACTGCCAGTGCTGCCCGCTTGCTGCCACATACCGGGGCTAGAAGACGACCGGCTTGACGTAGTGATGGTCGTTACCTGGTCACCGGGTAGCCCCGCCGAGTTAGCCCCAAACGCTTGGTTAGTCGACGTACCGCCTTCACGGGATTGCACTACGTTAAGCGTGTTCGTGTTCCCCGGAGCAATGTTGCTGGCAGCCAGTACTCCGGCCGAGTCGCTCAGCGGCCAGTACGCGTATGGACCATCGGCAAGCACTTCCTGCCGTAGGCAGCTTTTCAGCTGACGGTTCGTGTACGCCCACGAGTCCGCAATAGTGGCTTGGACTTGGCCACGATATGTGTCCGCTGACCAGCTTGGTGGCCAGCGTTGAAAGTAACCAGCTTGACTGATGTACCACGGAGTGATGTTCGGCGGGCCGTTACGGTCTCTCGACCATGTGCCTAGGCTAGTTGATGTAGCGCCGTTCTCGGCAGTCCAAGTAATCGTTGACGGGATAACAAGCCACCCAGTGCTTGGTTCTGCTGCTGCGGCGTAGAAGACAGTGGATGCGGGAGGGGTACCGGTAGCAGCGATAATAACGTTAGCTGTAGCAGCAGTGGCCGGTGCGATGCCGTTAGCTACTGCTAGCTCAGCTGAGGGACCCGTAACCGAGGACGACGACGTAACGGAGATGAGACTACCCCCGGACGTATGCCAGTGAATGGAAACCGTTAGCCCATCCGCCCATTCAACCGAGGTTCCTAGCCACGCCGATGCCGAGTACGTGCTCCCCGGCGAAACAGTGAAAATGCTTTCAGTGTCAATTTGGGGAGAGGACGTTGACCCGTTGCCGGAGAACTGTACCTGCCAGTTTCCACCCGTCCATGCTTGCCGGATACGGAACGGTGTACCGGAGTCAATGCCGTTAGCGAACGCACCAGAGCCGGGTGGGATAAGCACTTGGTCTGGGTCGTCTAGCACCATGGTGCCTTGGCCGGTTTGCAGTTGGTCTAGCGTGTACTGGCGGCCTTGGGTGAGCTGACTGGCCAGCATGCGGCTACGGGTAGAGCTAGGCTGACTGAGCGACACCCAGTTGATTTGGTCGGCTGGGGTGCCAGCCCCAGCCCCGAGCCCTATCTCAGCGATGGTGTAGGGCCAGTTAGCAGACTGGCCGCCACCTGGATAGTACGTGGTGTAAACCGGACCGTAGACCCCAGCGATGAGCGGCGTGCCACTTACCGTAATAGTAGCGATGATAGCGCAGAAGTCGACGTTAAAATCTGCTGTCCAAACTATTTCAGTAGTGCCACTGCTTATTTGCCAGGTAGCGTCGCATTCAATGTCGTCTTCGGTGTTGACTCCGTTAGTTGAGTTGACTGTGTATTGGGTTCCCCAGCCATCGCCTGCTTCGGGAGCAATGCCAGCCGTTACGTTGTCGGAACCGGCTACGGCTAGTGCAATACATTCCTGGCCTTCGGCGCTGGCAGTCAGACCTATAGCGCTGTTGTCGTTAAGGTACGTGGTGGAAGTATCAACTACCGTTGACCAGGGCGAGAGCCCAGCAACGTCGAAAACTAGGCATGATACGCCCAGGTATCCTTCAGTCGGAGCGACGCTAACATAGTTAGCGGCTCTAGCTGCTGGCGCTGCCCAGATAGAGCATCGGGTGACGCCAGCACTGCTGGACGTGCCCATGGGTATACCCACGGGATACCACCAGTTATGCACGTCGTCGGCAACGGACATAGTCACGCCTGTTTGGAACACTACGTCGGGGTATGCCATGACGGTGGTCGCGTCAGGAGTGAAGTAAACGTAAGCATCCGCCCCTTCACCGATAATATTAGTGACGGTGAACGTAACACCAGCATTAAGGGTGTCAGTGAAAGTTTGCGATACTTCAATTGACTCCGACTGGGCGGCTGTAACAATAAAGAAGTTATTGGCTGATGGCACAAAGGAAACGTTGAAGGACCATAGTTCGTTCACTTGCCGCCACGTGATGCACGCTATCATCCAGTCGCCTGCAGTGTTAGCAACGGAAACTTGCAACGGCCAAGCTGGTGGCAGTGGAACAACACCAGCCGAGGCTGGCACTGAATATGAGGCACTACCGGCTACGGTTACCGAAACAGTCACGAGCATTCCTGGAACAGGAACTGAATGTTTTCGATGAATGCCGGGTCGGAAGCGTTAGCGGTCTGGTAAGCAAAGTCGGCCCAGTATGTGGTGCCGGGAGTCAACCCCGTAATGGTGCCCATAATGTTGAACGCTGCGAATCCGCCTGCCGCTGCTGCTTTAGGCGTTTGCTGAACGCCGAATGTTGTACCAGTTGAAGCAGCGCCCTGAGCGGGAGCGCTGCTGAACGGAGTGCCGTAGCGGCCCGTGATGGTAACGATGGCGGTAGTGGTGGACGTACCCGCCATGCCGCTGGCGCTAACCCAGTACTTGCCGGTTACCTGGGGTTGTAGCTCCACAGCTAGACCGGCCATAACGGGCGCTGTGGAAGTCGTCGATGCCGGGTTAGCCGGTGTGGATTGGAACACTGAACCGTCGTAACCGGGGAAAGTAACTGTACCGCTAACGGTGGGTATAGCGGAGATGAGGGTGCCGGATGTGCCAACTTCGGCGGTGAGGGGACTGTTGACACCGATGACGGTTAGCGACCCGCTGCCGGTAGCACTGAACGAGTACCCGGTGGATGTACCCGATGTGCCAGCTAGTACTTGGCGGCAGCTATTGTCGAGGAACTCAACTTCGTTGGCTTGGTTAGTGCCACCGGGGCCGATTTGGTAGTAGATGAAGTTCCCGGCGCCGCCACCAGCTGATTCTTTGGTGTAGCAGCGGTTTCCCCGGATTGTAGTACGCCCGAATGGAGTAACTTCAATGTTGAAACCGACGTACGTTGTAGCTGACACCGAGTTTTGACCCCAGTTGTCCGCCCTATTGTCGGCGATGGTGGCTTCGTTGCAGCTATACAACTGGTAAGCGCCGACTGGGCAGGCGTAGACGTGGTTTCCGATTACTTGCCAGTCCGCCATGTTCTGGCAGTAGATAGCAATCCCAGTGCCGTCGAAGTCCTGGTCAACGATGTTGTACATGACGTAACCATCAGTGATGGTTCCGCCGGGGGTGGTGTACTGAATGAAAATCCCGTGCGAACCTGGTTTGTAAACGCGGCAGAAGTAAACGCCGTCTTCGTCTTGGACGGCTGTGGTGAGCGTGGCTGTACCCGCCGACGTAGTGTTGGTGCATAGGATGCCGTAACCGGAGGTGTTTTGTGTTCCGCAAGCCCAAATGGAGCTAGCCCCAGCGAGCAGAGAAATGCCGTTACCGGTTCCTGATATTCCGCTACCGTCTACAACTAGCCCACTGATAAGGATAGCGCTGTCGGGAGTAGGAACACCGGAGATGGTTCCTGTCGTACTTCCTGACCCAAGCGCTGACCCGCCAACGCTAGTAGCTAGCGAGAACGTAGTACTGCCGCTGGCGTTTACTGCATAGTAGATGGTGTTGTTGGAAAGCCCCGTGGGTGGGGTACCGGTCGCTAGGATAACTTGAGCACCGTCCCATACAGTCGCCCCACTGACGGTAAACACGCTGGGGTTCCCAGTAGCTGTATACGACGCGTTGGCAGGAGCTAGAAACGCGGGAGAAGCTATAACAGAGGGAATAGCGCTGCCACTACTGACTACCACGTTAGGTTGAGTTGGTATGGGAGCGTCCCGGTATTTACCGGGTGGTGCGGCAGCGGAACCGATGACGGAACAGCCGGACGGGATGACGATCGGCTGGGTGATGGTGTAAGCAGTGGGAGCACCACCCAAGTTAAGGAACCCGCCAGGCTGTGGCATAGCAGTAATAGCAGCTAGGATAGCTGCGTCGTCGGGAGTGACGCCGTTGCCTACGGCTCCGTAGGCACGAGGGTCGTACAAACCGGCCGCGAAGATGCTGGCAACGCCAGTGGAAACACTACCGCCGGGCGTAGTGCCAGTCAGCACTGATAGCACGTCGGCCACGTTGTCCATGTCGCCAGCGGGATTGACAGTGCCAACAGCGCGGGTGTTGGGAGGGATAGTGGCCAAGTACCTCCGCTAGGAACGTCGGTTGTAAGCGGCTATGCCGCTGCTCTGGTTGAGTTGCACATACCTCAGGATGGCTTCCTGGACAACTGGCTGGATGCCTTGGAGGAACTGGGGTGACGTGAGAGCCCCCATTCCTGGGGCCATGGTGACCGGGACAGTGACGTGTACCCCAGCACTTGTAGCTCCCGTCATGGAGCCGCCTACGCCACCGTAGGCCATAGTGCCGGATAGAGAGCGGATAGCTCCTTGCACTGCTGCTCGTCCTGAGATGATGCCCTGGGCAAGTGCTTCGGAGAAGTGGCGACCACGGATTTCCGGTGCACCGGAACCGGACAGCGGCCCATACTCGGCTGGGGAAAGCCCGATAGCTCCGGCAATATCGTGAGCGATGCCGCCGATAGCTGACTTTACGTCGCCAGCTACGGACTCGATACCGTGCACCAACCCCATGATAGCTGCCACTCCTGCGTTGTACATGGTACTAACCAAGCCACGCAGAATTTCCCCAATAACATCAACAGTTTCATTGAGGACTGTGCTGACAAGAGCTTTCATGTCTTCCCAGGCTTGGTGCCAGTGCCCAGTCAGCAAGTCTAGGATGATTCCAACAATGTCTAGTATTTCGTGGAAAGTATCATCCACAATAGTCTTAATAACGTTCCAGACGGTTTCAACGACGCCTTTTATGATGGCCCACGCTACACCCCAGACAGCTTGCAGAACCGCCATCCCTACCTTCAGGACTGCAACAATGAGGTCCCACGCTACCTTAATGTCAGTGGAAATGGCTGTCCAGATAACTTTAGCCACTTCTTCCATGGCTTGGCCGTGAGTTTTCCACCAAGCAGCCAAATCAGCTATAGCACTTTTAATGGCAGCCAGGGGTCCGGAAATGAACCACCTCACTACGTCGCCTGCTGCGTGCAGAGCTGTGTCCCAAGCGGTTTTCAACGCTTGGGCTACGTCGTGAACAATGTCGCGTACTAGTTTGGAGTGTTCGTACAGTTCGTACAGCCCAACAGCTAGCGCAGCGATGGCGATAACGATGAGGGCTAGTACGGGGTCGGACAAACCAAACGCCAAGTTCAGTGCTTTCATGGCGTCCACAATGGCCATGACGGGAGCTAGCAGGAGCTTTAGAGCAACGGCGACAAGCCCGATAACTTTCTGGAACGCAAAAATAGCGCCAACAGTGGATAGAATGTCGACTGCTATTCTGGTCATAAATGGGTGGGTGTCAATAAAGTTCATCAACTGGGTAAAGGCTTTAACCACATCGGGCAGCACTTTGAGTAGCGCAGCGAACGCCGAAAGGAGTGGGCTGTTGGGTGTCAGCAAGTTAGCGAAAACTGGCTCGATGCCTTTAATCGCTGCGTGCAACGCTGGTACCAAATCAGTGGCTAGCGTTTTGAACAGCGGCACCAATTCCATGAAGCTGCTGCCCACGTCATTCAGCAGTACCGACGCAAACGTCATCAGCATCGGCAGCAGCGGTTCGAGTGCTTTACCCAAGCCGGTGAGCAGTTCCACGCCTAGCTTTAGCGCAGCAGCCAGCGGCCCAGTCAGGTCCTTGACGATAGTGGTCAAGAAGTTGGTGAACGGAATGGACGCTGGTGCTACTTCCCGAATGACCGTTCCCAGGAATCCCATAAGGGCGCCAAGCAAGTGCGTAATCGCTATCGTAGCGGGCACGGCCATCTTAGTCATAAGGGCCAGGAAATCAGTGAAACCGGTGGAACGCAGGCCCTGGTCAAGTACAGTTAGCAATGCGCTGACCGCTTTAGCGCCCGCCATTGCCAATGGTATGAACTTGGGCAAAATGTCGGAAGCAATTCCCAGCGCTTGGGACATGATTTGCGCTACCGGAGTTTGGAACGCTTTAGCAAACCTGAGGTACTCGTTTTCGAGACCTTTTAGTTCCTCGGCGGCTGTCCTTAGCGGTGCGGGTAGCGCGTCGATAGCTGCTTTGCCGGAAGAGGCTGCTTTCCAGACTTTCTCAAAGGTGGGGATAGCAAATCCAGCGAAAGCGCCAATGGATGCTCCCATAGCGGCTACTGCGGGGAGCACACCAGCGATAGCAATGACAAGAGCGCCGATGAGGTAGACCATGCCGCCCATACCGCCGCCACCTGCAGCATCCGCACCCTTAGCGGCATCGGCAGCAGCTCCCAACCCGGTGAGCGCACCAGCAGCTTCGATGGCTTTGTCGCGTAGTCGGCTTAGAGCACTGGCTGATTCTTCGGCTCGGTCCCGTACCCCGTCAAGCGCAACGTCGTCTTCGATGGATGCGTCACGGACTTGCTTGAGTGACTCGGCTGCTTCCTCGCCATGGTCCCGTAGCTGGTCCATGGCTTCAGCGGTTTCTTCGGTGTCATCCCTAGTATGCGCCATAGCTAGCGCCAGGGTTTCAACCGACTTATCCAAGTGGCTGATTGAGTCCCGCGTCTCATCTAGCGCAGTGCGTACGTCAACCAGGGACTCACGGGTGCGGTCTAGTTCGCTTCTTAGCTCCTCCAGCGCATCATCGTCTTGGTGGTTAGCGTCAGCGAACTCCTTCGCCGCGACGATAGCGTCGCGCAGGGGGCCTACATACTCGGCAACATCAGCGATGAACGCTTCCTAAGAAGCGCTGAGTCACATCTTCCAGACTCGGCACCTCAGTCACCACCCCCTAAACGGGAAATAATCAGAGTACGCTAGGTGTTTACACGTACGAGACGAAATGAGGGAATCATGGAAAGGAACACAACCTCTCAGCGCAGTGAGCTGCTGAGAGGTTCGTACGCACGTCAACCGAAGCGGCGTTACCGCAGGCAGACGGTGGTTTGGATGCCGTGGCCGCTGGTGTTCGCCACCGTGGGGCTAGCGTTGCCGTTCATCATGCTCAGGGACGCAGCGCTGATATTCCGGCGGGTGTTCATGGACCGGCGTACGGTCATGTTCGCTGCTTGGGTGCTCGCCACCCTCGGAGCTATCACTGCTGTCGTGGTTCGCAGCGTCGCTTGGATAGTCACCCGTACGAGCTCCAGGGCTACGCAGGCGGCGCAACCGCCTCTGGTAGCTACATGGCACCGGGCAATGGATACGAAGCCGCTGCCGCAGCCTCAGGGGCGGCACCACAAAGTGGACGACACGCTGGAGATGCACTTTCCAGCAACGGGAAGGTGGTGAACGAACAAGTGGACGTTACCGTCAAGTTCGAAGTTGTACGTAAGCTGAGCACCGGTACCGTTGTCTCCGAGGATGCTGCGCCGGACGAAATTCTGGCTGAAGCTGTCCGCGTTGCACGGGCTATGAGCGACCTCAGGGGCGACGTACTGAGGACGGTCCAGTACGAAACAGCTGATGGACGCTTCGGCGGAACAACCTTTTGTTCGCCTTCAGCGGCTGGCTGCGACGAACGCTCCGCATGGCACTCGCGTTAACGCGGAGCAGTTATACGCCAACGCCTACGACGAACAGGTTCGGGCGGGTGAGAAGCCACCAGTTCGGGGCAAGTACCGGATTCGTTAATCCCAGCCCATTTCGCGCTCGAAACCGGAGACGGCACCTTTACGCAGGGTGCCGTCTCCACTCATTCTGATAGCTGCCGGGTGCATGTACGGGCGTTTGGGTAGGTGAACGTGGCGGGCAAAATGAAAGCCCCCGTCCCCACCCTTCCATCGAAGGAAGCCGGGACGGGTCACACCAGTGCGCTTGTCCACATACGTATGTTTAGCCCAAATATCTCCGCCGTATTCCTGGATGTGTGCGTAAACTGTGTTCGGTGCATCCGATGAACGCCACCGGTAAGCGCCTATCTCTTCAGCGTGCTTGATGCGGAAACTAGCCCGTAGCCGCCCTGTTTCCAGCGCTGGCGGGGAACCTGGTGCTGACGGATGCCCGGTAGTGCGAATCAGCTCGTCGCTTTTAATGCCTTTGTCGAAAGCAGCGACCATTCCGTCGCATGCAGCGCGACCTCCTTCGTTGACCCGGCTAAGCAATGCGTCCATGTAGGCGGGTAGCTCGTCTGGGGTCATTGGCCGTTCTCAATCTTCTGAATAGTCAGCCAGACTGGCAGCAGCCACTGGTCCACCTCTACCGGCAGCGCGTCAGCTTCCTCGGGGGTAAGCCGGAACTTGATGAGGTAAAGACAACGCCGAAGGGTAAGCGGGTCTAGGCCGGGCGGGAGTTCTCGACCTTTGCCCGTGAGGAACGCCCGGAGGTAGTAGAGGTCGTTTTGCGCCCTTTTGGGGACTGCCGCAGCTTATTCATGTGCTCGGCAGTGGCTTCTTCTAGTTCGTTCCAGTCATCGAGCGGTAGCCGGGCCAAGCTATCCGCATACGTACGCTTACCCGTGTCCAAGTCTCGGGAAATGTCGTCCTTAGGCAGGCAGTACGGGTAGCTCCATGCTTGGATGATGCGTGCTAGAACGCCGTACAACTGCTCATCGACCGTGCCCAGGCTGAACGTGAACGTACCACGGCCTTCGGCGAACTCGTCAATCTGGCTGCCTTGCATCGGTAGTTCGGTGGATGCGTGAAGCGCTAGTTTGTCACCTGCGGTGAGCTGGTTAACATCACGCAGCTCAATCCACTGACCGCTAGTCAATTCCAGTTTCATTGCCTCCCTTTCACGGGTTATAGTAAGTATTAGCTCCATAGTAGGAGCGAGGGCATACGTTGCCATGGAAGCAGCGGAAGCCAAAGCTGAAGCGAAGCTCACAGGAAGGAGGATACGCGATGGTTCTGCGCCATCTCCCAGGCAGGCATTAGCCAGCCGAAGGGAGGTGAACCACAATGGCAGGAGCCCCGCGTAAGCAGGGACACAAGAACCGCAAGCATGGGCGTAACCGGGTTAAGTGTGCCCGGTATGCGGCTGAGCATCGCCGGACTAAGAACAACCCGGCGCGCACCCAGCGGAACCCGGAAAGGAGCTCTCATTGAGGTACTCACCGGATAAGCTTCTTGGGAGGAGCCCGGACGGAAGCCCGTCCGGGCTTTTTCATCAGTAAACTGGAATCGAATTAGCTATAGCAATGCTGATTGGTGAGTAACTACCGGACCAGCCAATGCCGTTCGTGGTGTTAGCAATCAGCTTAGCGGTTACGTCGTACCCGAACAGTGCCGAAGACTCGTTGATGTTAGCCGTGTCGAACGCACCTAGCTGAACATTAATCGTGTACGTAATGTTACTGGTACCCGATAGGCCGTTTGAGTAGATGATTTGTAGCTGCGGCTGAGTGTTGTTCAACATGTAAGTCAGCGCAGACAAGTCAACGCTAGGCTGGAACGTAAGCTTCGCGGTAGCAGTGAACTTGCCTCGGGCTATGGTGTATGGCGACTGCGTACCGTCCGTGGTGGGGATGGGTTCCACGACTCGGTTCAGCGCGAACTCCCATTCGGTGATGTCGTCCACGGGGGAGCCGGACACGGTTCCGTTGACGCCGATGGTGGAGCGCCAGTTTGGCGTAGCACGCACCGAGGACACGTTAGCGGTGGGCGCAGCGCTAGGTTGTGCGTAGGAGAAGCTGGTCAGGTTCCCTGAGTGCATAAAAATTCCCTGGGCGCTACCCGTTAGGGTTAGCTGCGACAAACACCCAAACGCGTACTGAGCGGCGAGGTTGCCTGCGGACCCTGGTACTTGGGTGCGGTCGGTGAAGGTGTGGCTTGGTGGCTGACCGGCGCCCATAGCGTCCTGGCCTACAGTTCCGTTCAGCAACGTAAACGTGTTGGTGTAGGTGCCAGCCGACACGTTCGTGTTTGTGACGGTCGCACCAGACGAGTGGGCAAACCGAATGGGTGTAGCAGCCGAGAACACGATAGTAGTTGACGTGGAGCTGGATACCTGGCAGATTTCAGCCGGGCCGGTGCTCCCACTCTGGAACACTTCCACATACATACCGTTGGTGAATGACGTACCGGTAGCTACGGGAATGGTGCCCACCCCATACGCGACTGCTGACGACAGCGTCGTAGTGGGCGTAGTGCTGGTAGCTGACTGGGTATAATCTCCCAAGATGTTATAAAGCAGGTGCCCAACCGTGTCGCCGTATACCGGACCAGCGAACGCTGTCTCAGCCCAGATGGGACCCTGCAGCATGTCGTACTCGCCCGCCATGGCACCACGCCATGCTTCGTCCATAACCCATACGGGTTTGTCGGACGGGGTGAACGAAGTGAGAGGTATAGTGTAGGCAGGGTTGACCGCAGTACCGTAGGTAGTTTCCCGGGCAATGCCGACAAAACGCTCAGAGACTGGGAAAACAGGCTGCGGCGTTGCGATGACTATCGCAGTCATTTACCTCCGGTATTAGCGTATACTTGCTTTAAAGTCCATAATCACCGCAAAAGCCAAACATACTGCGGTCCCATGGGGAAGACGAAAGCCAGGGGGCACACGGCCCAAGCCGGGCGCGATAGCCACAGATGTAGCGGTTCTGCCCAGCCAGCCAGCCAACGTTAGCCATGAGGGCCGCGATTTTAAGGTTCCAGCGGGAGGACGAAGGCCAGGGACACCGCGGCCCAACAGCAATGCGATAGCCATAGACCTTGCGGGTTCCACCCCACAGACGTGAGCCAAAGATCCGGCGAGCTGGCCGACCTAGCTTTGCAGCTCTTCAATGATAGTCAAGGTGAGCTGCGCGTCGTACCTCAGCCACCTCTGGTCGGCTGTAGCGTGAATACCAGCCATTCGGTACGTCATGCGTTCACCCACGTCAATAAGCTGGGATTGCAGCCCGGTTAGCGGGTCAGCTACAACGGCTGGGTTAGCGCTAGACCGGTACGTGTACATGACGACGTCAAGGACGGCTGGGAATGAGATGTCAGCGTTAGGGTCGCTGTCGTCGTTAAACCAGGTTAGGTAAATGTCCAGGTCGTGGGTGAGAGTTTTCCAGCCCGCTTGAGTAGGATTGTAAATGTCAGCGCCAACCCGGGGAACGGCTTGCCGGTCCTCGTTGCCGGTACTGGGCCAGATGTACGCAGCGGGGTTAGTGTCGTCAAAGGGGTCTTCTGGGGTGATGTACGCCAGGAGGGAGTTAGCGTTCCCCGGTACGGTCAACCCGTTAATCATGTTCTTGATGTAGAGCTGGCAGCTATTCACCGGCGAGGCTCGGCCCTCCTTAATGTACGATTGAGCGGTGACAAACTGCTCAATCGTTGACTGCGAGCGGCCTGCCTTCTGCCGGGATATGTGTACGCTTCACTACCAAAGATGGCGTAAGCACGGAAACGCGACAATCCTTAAGCCATCGCGATGGCATCCAGTAGACACAAGCTGCATTGTAGAAGGATGTGAAGGCGTACGACTAGCGCGCGGCTGGTGTTCGCTTCATTATCACCGTTGGAAGCGCAATGGTGATCCATTGCTTATGGTGCGCCCTCAAGGGCTTCCGGTGGAGGAGCGCTTCTGGGGAAAGGTTCAGCGCTGCGACGCGGAAGAGTGCTGGCCGTGGCTGGAAGGGACGACTAGCGACGGGTACGGACGCTTCGGAATTACCAGCGAAGAAGTAGTTGGGGCTCATCGGTTTGCTTACGAACTAATAGTAGGACCGATTCCAGCGGGTCTAACTATTGACCATCTGTGCCGAAACATTCTTTGCTGTAACCCAGCGCACATGGAAACGGTAACTAACAGCGAAAACGTTCGACGGCTATGGGAGTACCGCCGAGGGTCCCAGGAGTCCTGAAACAGTCGGGACGCCGAGTCGAACGGCATCCCCTCCCGATAGCCCTCGGAACCGCTAGCGGTCAGGCTCCGCTCTCCTGGGACCGTACCGCCAGCATACTCCGCTGACTTCCGTTTCATAGCACGCTCACCAAACTCTCTTGTATGGCACGCAAAGAGCCCTGGCTTGCTGGTTTAGCTCGTCCGCTCCTGCGGCTGTAGCCTGACCGGTGCCGCTAATGGTTTGAATGGTGGTGGCGGTCGCACCCCGGACAAGTGCTTGAGCAGCAGCGAACAGGATAGTGGCTTGCTGAAGCTGTTCTGGAATGGTGGTGAGCAGTACCCCAGCGCCGTGACCGAACTCTAGCGGCGACGCTAGCGTCAAAGTTCCGGGACCGGCCGTAGTGCTGGCTGCTGTTACCGTGACGGGTTCTTGGTCGGATGAGTCTTTAAGGACTCCCGTTGCGCCCTGGCCGCCGGACGTAACGGGAGCCCAGCCGGTGCAGTCATCTACTTGAACTACGGAACTACCAGCCGTCGCAGCTACCGTCAGCGATGTGTGCGGCCAGCCGTTGACGTACTGAACTTGGATCTGTATACCACGGCGTCCGTAAGCCCACGTTAGGTAGCCGGGTGCTACCAGGACAGCCTGGCCGCCTTCGCCAGCGTCAGACGGTGCTGACGTGCCGTAGAGACCGATGATGGGACGTTCGATAGCGAACTGGTTCTCAGCGATGGGCTGCCAGTCCGGTGGGAACGTAGCAGCGCTGTTCCACTGCCCACCAAGTACTTGAACAATGGGCCAGCGTTGCAACTCGATGCGACCAACGCCAGTCTGGCTATTGATAGTGACGTAATAGTCAGGGCCGTAATGAGTTTCCGTGTCAATGGTGGCACGTATTACTTGGTTACACGCGGTGTCAACTATGCTGGTAGCACGGGCACATATATTGATTTGCTCAGCATATTGCTCAGGTGGTGTAGCCCGTGGATTCGGAATTGATTTCCACGTTATTCCAGTCGGCGCATTCGTCAGCAGCTGAGGGGTCAGATACGGAGTGCCCGGTCCATATACGGCCAAGGACCTCCGTCCTAGGGGTATAGTTAAAAAATGTAACCCATGATTGCAACCATAGCCAGATACAGCGCGGTCCTTAGCCAGCGCTCGCGCGATAGCTAAGGTAAGTAACCGCCCAAAGGTGATGCGATAGCCAGCGAACCGGCGGCTCAGGGGTGGAACGGTAGCCATCGTCGTTGCAGCATCCCAGAAAGGGTGCGAAAGCCAGAGATGTTGCGAAAGCCATCAAGCTTGCAGTTTCCAGAGCCTATCGAACGCCAGGCAGGCTCACGGTGAAAACGAAAGCCAGACAAGAAGCGGGCCACAGTCCCGACGGTAGCCAGAGAAGATACGGTTAAAGGCCGTTTCTTTTGCAGAATGTGCACAAATAATTTTCGCCATCCCACGTGGCATGCTTCTCGCAGATTTGCTTTCCGCAGCTACGGCAGGTGGCGATGGCAGAGCGCCGTCCAGTACGCCCGCGCCCACTCGTGCCACAACGCTGGCACTCGCTTCCGTGCATACTGGGTGCGCCCCGCCGCCGCCACGACAACCTAAGCTAACACCTTTGCTTTAGCTCTGCAGCTAGTACACACTTTCGGAGTGGCGCCACGCTGACCCGGTTTACGGAGTGGCCCACCGCATTCTGGGCAGATGCCCTTTAGGCCGGTGGGAAGGTTCGGGCTCTCGGGAACGATGGTCCCTTTCTTCTCGCGTCGTAGCGGCTGACTAGTACCGAAGGCTTCTTGGAGAGCAGCAATCTGGGCTTTTAGGTCTTCGATTTCTTTCGCAGCCTGCGTTTGCGCTTGAGCGTAGATGGAGGCTTCCGTGTCGGCGGCTGTGGCGCGCTGCTGTTCGGTGATAAAGCCTTTAGCCATTCCTTCGAAGACGGACGCCATGGCCGCCTTGCCTTGCTTCTCCATCGAGTTCGACACGCGTTCCTCGTCGGGAGTGAGCGGAATGCGGGTGGGGTCGTCACCCCAAGTGGACGTGTTGTAAATGTGTTTGACGTGTTCTTTGTCAGTCCACTCGATAGTGGACGCAGTGATGTCCCTTTTGAGGTAGGTTTCGCAGGGGCCACAAGTTAGCTTCCATACTTTAGCGGGTGCGCCCTGGACGACGGGTCGGAAGTGGATGTCACCACAACCTCCGTCGCTGACAGGGATAGCGACGGAAGCTACGTCGCTGCGGGCATAAACAGCCATGCAGGGGTTTCCTTTTGTGGTATAGTTGCTAATGTGAATAGTTGGAGAAAATCTTCCTTGAGCAACCTCAACGGCAATTGCGTTGAGGTGCTACCGCCAGCTGAATGGAAGAAGCCGTCGTTTAGCGCTGAAAACGGCAATTGCGTTGAAGTGCTTATGCTTCCTGAGTCTCAGCCCCACAACGAGGGCACTCAGCCGACCACGCATTCCACAACCGAGCACAGCTAGGGCACAACCGGCTCTTCTTTGTGCCGAAGCTAAGCGCTTGAGTGGCGGAAAGGATGCCTAGCTGGCCATTACTACTGTTAGCTATCCAGCGTGCTTCCTGGTCGGTCACGGTGATGTGACCACCGGGTTTGTCGTTTACTTCACGGGTAGGGAGTTTGGCTCCGTAACAGCCGGGAGGGAGCGAAATGCGGGGCATGGGGGCTATCCTTGAAGTTTTGATCCGGCAGTAACCTGCTGCACTGTTTTCAAATCATCAGCAAAGCCGTCGTCGTGCCATTGCTGGTATGCAGCTCGGTCGGCGTCGCCGCGTAGTTCAGCCATCCTGAGGACGTGGTCTTTGGGGCCTTTGCGGTACAGCGGGTTACGGTGCTCCAAAACCACGTCAGACAGGTACGTAATGCATTTGGCGCCGTTGCCTAGGTCAGCCCAGGCGTTGTCCGTGTAGTAGTGGGACAAAACAGGCAGCATGAACCAGCCCAAGGCTTCGACTATGTCACTGCGGATAGCTACGTGTTCTGGTATGTCGGTGCGGCCTAGTCCGTTGGGGTAGGCGTAACCAGTTGCGGCAGCGTCGGCTAGTTGTTCATCCCAGCTTTTGGTTTGGGGTATGCAGTCGTCGCCAGCGAACATGAGCACTGGGTAGTCCAAGTTAGCCATAGCAAAGTGGTTAACCTTAGGCACGGTAATCATGCGTGGCTGGGTGACGTAACGCCACGGTCCTGCTGCTTTGATGGATTCGGCTAGGAGCGGGTCGTCTTCATCAAAGATGAACACAACGTCAGCCGTGGTAGCGGTTTGCTGGGCTGCCTGAGCGAACCGGGCTACGTTACGGGGACGTTCCCTGGACGGCACCATGACGAGCATCCAGCACCTCAGCTAGGTAGGTTTCCAGCGCCATTCTCGGCGGGCAGAACGTGTGCAGCAGTTTGGCGTCCGCAACGAGGTACGGGTAACCAGCGGGCATGTCACGGTTCACTTCCACAGTCGGAGCGTAGCCTGCTGCTTCACTCATCATGGCTACTAGTTCGGCTAGGGATGTGCCAACGCCAGTGCCCAAATTGACCGGGCCGTCGATGTGCTGCTCGGCTACTGTGGCTACAGCCTTAGCTACATCGGCTACGTGGATGTAGTCCCTAACCTGGTCGGCGTTACCCCAAACTGAGACGGGGTCTTTACGGCGCTGTACCTGCTCCAGGAAGCCTCGGACAGCGAAGCCTTCACGCATACGTGGGCCGTACACCGAGAACGGCCGTACCACGCTTACAGGCACGCCAGCTTCGCGTGCTGTTTGGGCGAGTAGCTCCCCGGTGAGTTTGGTCCAGCCGTAAAGCTGGTCCGGCCACCGTGGCTGAGCCAGGTTGATGTCGCCTTCGGCTAGTTTCCGGCCGTTGATAGCCCCCAAGATGGCGGGGTATGCGCAGGAACTAGAGAAGTACACCACGCGGCCAGCGCGAATACGGTGGGCGTACTGGAACAACGCCGCGTCAATGGCCAGGTTGACTGCGTGCTCCAGCGGGGTCCAGTCCATGACCCGTCGTCCGCCGACTACGGCAGCGCAGTGAATAATCAGGTCGTAGCGGCTGCCGCCACGTAGGTTACGCACATCCCGGTCGTCAACTAGGTCGTAGCCGTGCACTTCGTAGCCACGGGATTTTAGTTCACTGGCAACGTGGCTGCCGATGAAACCCTTGTCGCCAGTGACGAGTGCTTTCATAGGTCATGCCGGTGGTTATGCATGCGGAACTTGTCGTGCACGCCGTCTCGGCCGTGCCAGCCTCCGTAACCGTTGTCGGGACGGGTCCAGTCCGGTTTGATAGACACTAGTTTGGGGTCTATGCCGTACTGCCAAAACATGTAGCCGATAGCTATCTGGTCTTGCAGCGACCAGCGGGTGATTTCACTCAGCCATTCGTCGCCGAAATACGGGCAGTTGGGCCCGTAAATCACTAGCCCAGTCCACCACGTGCCAAAGTCGGGTGGAAAACCGTTCTTCACATAAAAGTCGGCTTGGTCGACGCACGGCTGGCCGTGGAAACGTGGCGACACTGCTGAAGCTGCAGCTTCTTCGTGGACAGTAGCGCGACCTGGGTCAACGTACGCTTTCAGCGGGTTGTCACCGAGTTGAGCTACGCACCATGACGCGAAATCTGGAGCTGTGACTTCCACGTTAGCGTCAGTCCAGATAACCACGTCAGCATCGGTGTAATGCCGGGAATGCGTCTTGGGCACTTTACCCGCCAGCCGGGGAGGCAGATGCGGCCTTGGTTCGGTTACCACTCGCCACGGTGCGCAGCTACGAGGCCGGTCGGTGACCATGACCCATTCGCACTCGATGTCTTGCTCGGGTGGAATGTACGGTGCGTCATAGTTGTCGTAGATGGTGCTGACAATGGCAACGCTCAAGTAGCGGTCACGTCCTTTTTGGTTACTACAGCGATTCCGTCTTCACCTGACGTATCAGTCCAGAGGTCTGCGTCCGGTAGTTCCCTTATGTAGTTCAGCAGCGAAACAGCGTGTGGTCCCCACGTCGAGTTGGAAATGTCGTGGTGGAGGACGCGGCCTCCGGGCTTAATTAGTGGCCACACTTCCTGGAAGTCATTCAGGGGCACTGGGTCGTGATGGTCACCGTCGATGAAACACACGTCCACGCCGGGTGGTACGCGCTTTAGCTGATGCCACTCAATGGGAGGCTCCCCGTCACTGGCGTTTTGGGATAGCTCCTCGCCGGGGATGGAAGCAAACCCAGGAAAGGTTACGGTCTGCTGACCGGGGCGGCGAAAGTGAGCGACAGTAGCGTCGTATACATCTCGGTAATTGTCCTGCGCGCAATACTTGGGGAAAAACGGGTCGATGCCGTAATGTATCCCATCGTCTGCCATAGCATCCAGGATTATTGCTACCGAAAGACCGCCGAACGTTCCCACTGAGACTACTGATTTAGCACCGACGCAGTTTTCGCTTAGGATAGCTGCTTCGTGTTCCTTGATAGTCCATTGGATAAACGCACTTGACTGGTTAAAGCCGAGGGTATTGTAAAAGTCATGGTACCGTTTCAGGGAGAATGCCACTGCTGACACCTTCTTTGACTGGAAGGTTTCCCTGGATTTCGTCCAGTACCGGAGCGAAGCATTCCTTGAGTACTACGTCGGCGTCGTATTTGAGGGCGAACTGGCGGGCCTTTTCCCGCAACGCGGGCATGGTACCGTTTTCGCGTGCTTGCCATGCGGACTCATACGCAGCAGTCATGGATGACACGTCCGGTCGCATCCACCAGCCCCGGTGAGCCGGAACCCAGAATTTATCACCGGGAACTAGCCATCCACTACCGCACAGCTCCGTCATGGACGAAGCGTCAGTGACGACAACCGGGGTGCCGGTAGCTTGGGCTTCGAGGATGGGCAGACCGAAACCCTCGCCGTAGGAGCAGTTAGTGAGAACGTCCAGCGCTCCATACCAGGAAGCCATGTTCTCAGCAGTCATCGTGCCAACTGCATAGCTGTACTGGTCGGGGAATAGGATAGCTTTTTCTATCCCGCAGGCATGAGCTAGGGCTTGCAAGTCCACGGCAGTAGGTTCAGCCACAGCGGAGTGAACCAGCAGCATTGAGTCAGGGTGGCGTTTGCGGAACGCCGCAAACGCCAGCATCTGCTCCCCAAACGCTTTTCGCATTACGTCTTTGTTGTAAGCGTTCAAGCCAACGACAAACGTGTTGTCGCTCAGTCCGATGCTTTCCCGCTGCTTCTTATGGTTAGCGGGTGGTGAGAATGTTGTAATGTCGATAGCGTGCGGAATGTAACGCGGACTAAACCCGGCTGATTTTAGCTGGTCCCGGCCGAACTGACTCATAGCTATCGGCAACGCACCGGTCTGGTTCATGCTGGCCTGGTCGCGGAAGTTCATAGGGTAGCAATCAACTGGCAGCCAGTGGGCTACGTTCATTTCGCTGAGCATCTCGGGTGCCAGCATGTACGCGTCGCACAACGTGATGAGCACGTCGGCTTCGCTGCGACGGTAATGGTCTAGCAGAATGTCGTTACCGATTCCGTCCCGCCACCCAGGAAGAACCGTTATACCGTTCCAGTTCAACGGCGACCCAGCAAATGACGGCGGAGCAACAGCTATTACTTCATGGCCAAGCGATTTAATCCTCGGTAGCCAGGTAGCAGTTTGGGTTCCATACCCCGTCGCTGCGAAGGGCGCATTAGACGACCAGAGAATACGAATTTTCCTTATCCTCCCTTAAATTTGGAAACCGTGCCCCGCACCTTTGTTTCCCCTAAAGGTGCGGGGCACGGCCGCTTAGGCGAGCCCCATCCACAGAGGAATAGCCCCAGTGTTGCTGGACAAAGTCAGCTGGGTGGACAGCGCGGAAGCACCAGTGCCGTTGATGGCGAATGGGTAAGAACCCGCCGTAGCGATGGGCCCTTCCAGCGCAGTAGCGGTCGGGTTAGCGGCAGCAGTAAGCATGGTGGGACCAGTACCGCCCGTGCACAGCAGCGCTGCGTAATAGGTGCCCGTGGCGGTGGTCGTGAATTGGGCAGTAAGCGCAGCAGTGCGCCAGGCCGCCGCCGAACTGAGCGTAGTGAAACTGTTCGTGGAAGCCACTAGAGTAGCGGTGGACGACGTGTTTACGTAGTACACCCCAGCGAACGCTGTCGTGGACGACCCCGTGCCCAGATTGTAGAAGTACACGCTACCAAAGGTGGTGTTAATCGGCAGCGTAATCTGCGACAAGTACACCGAGCCAGTGGTGATAGCCGCGGTGGTGCCACCGGCAAGGATCAGCGGGAACGACCAGCCCTTCAAAGCGTACAGGGCTGGGGACAGGGCAGACGTGCCGCCGTTGACGTTCGCACCGGAAATGGTTACCGCAGCGTCAAATTGGTACGGGGCGAGAGTTTCGTTGATTTGCGGGTTAATGATTGAACTGGGCAAGAACCTCCCAAGGTTCTCTAGAGCTTGCTGTTAGTAATCACACCCGCAACGGAGTGCGAAACGCTGATAGCAGAGCTGACGCTGCTGCGGTTAGTGCTCACTGCAGTAGTTACAGCAGATGAAGGAACTACAGCTTTCCACCAGTACAAAGTGACGGAACCGCCGTTGCCTTCTACCACATCGGGTGGTGGCGTGGTTTTCCAAGCTGAAGCCGGGCGTAGCATTGTAGCTAGCCTGACCCCGTCAGCAGGAGCAGCGCAGGTAATCGTTGATTGCGACATGGAATTGGGCAACGCTAGTTATATTCCTCTTCTACGACGTGTTCGTGGACAGCTTTACCGAACCGGCAACGCTGCCACTAGCTACGATTCCGTAAATAGCTGGAGCTGCTGTGGCTACACCCAAGTTGTAAAGCGACACGTCACTCCCAGGACCGCATGGCAGTCCCGTAGACGACGTGACCGACGCGCCACCCAAGTACACGAGGGGGCTGGCAGTGTCAACGTGCACCCAAACGGTTTCGTTGCTGGTGGTACTTGGGGTGTGGATTAGCGTTGCAGTTGTGCTGATGCTAATTGGGACAGATGCCATGCTCCTCGCTTAAGGTTGCGCTATGGTAGCTAAAGGGAAGCCGAGCGTTCCCCCCCGTTGCGCTCGGCTTCCCTTTAGTGCATCAGGAATAGGGAGTCGTATCGCTTACCTGGATGCCCTGAAGCAGGCCGCTGTAATAGGGAGCCTGAGCGACGAGCGCACCATACTGGAACAGAGAGTAACGGAACGTAGCGTCGATAACGGGCCAGGAAATGGACAAGTAGTCTTGCACCATGACCATTTCCCAACAGTTGGCCACGTTAGACCAAGTGAAGGGAAGGGTGTAGGACATCAGCATCGCAGTGCCCTGGGTAAGCCAGGGGTGCACCAGAAGCTGAATCTTCGACCGGGTAATGGGGTTCTGGAACTGGCTGACCGCAGCACCGGACGTGATGCCGTCAACTTCGCTCTGGTTGACCAGAAGCTGGTAAGTAGTGGCCTGTCCGGACTGCACAATGTCGTTGGACATGCGCATGATGTCGCCGCCCTCACCAATGAGTTCGGCAGGGTCGGCCCGGAACGCGCCAGGAGAAGTACCAGTACCGCCGTCGAAGAGCGACTGGAGTGCCGTGTTCACAGCGCTGATGGACAGGTGCGTACCCAGCGACTGGTTGACGTAGCCGCCTTCCCATACTGAAGGGGAAGTTGGGTACACGCCAGCGGTAGCGGCCTGGCCGGACAGAGTAGGAATCATCCCAGCCATCCGGGTGGACTTACCCGTACCAGTGTCGACGGTGGGTGGGGTGCCGTTGCTAGACGATGCCAGAACGCCTTGAATGGTGAACTTGTGGCCACCGGCACTATTAACCGTCTGGTACCCGGTGTACGTAGTAGAGCCCTGAATACTAGTGCCGACCTGAAGGTAGCAGACAGTAGAAAGCGCGTTCTGGGAGTTGGAGACGTAAATGTTGTACTGCTGGGCACCAGCTACCGGAGAAATGGTTACGTCCAGCACGTAGGTGTTGTTAGTAACAGCAGTGGACGTAACTGACGAAGCGATAGTTTCGCCGTAGAAGTTGGTGGCGGTAACGCACACCGACACGTAACCAGACGAGTCAGTGATAGCCGTCTCGTTGGAGCCGGGCAGCCGGGTGGTGCACGTCGGCGCACTGGGAACAGCCAAGTTAACTGGCGTAGCCGCCAGCATGGCGTACTCCTCGGCGAGCATGAACTCTTGCAGGAGAATCAGGTTCGCAAGAGCCGAAATGTCTTCGAAGCCTTGGCCACCAAACTGAGCCAGCCACGACAACGCTTCCGTCAGCCCGAAGAACTGGTAGGGAACGTTCAGGTCAATAGCCGTCTGACTACCCGAAGCGGGCAGGTTAAGCGGCCAGGTACCCGAAATGGAGCTACCAGCGACTAGTTCCGGGATGGAAATGTCGATAACACCCTGGCTGCCAGTCTGGGAACCAGAAACACCAGTGACGACCTTCACCCTACGGCTAGTGCCCTGGCCAGGCGTCCGAGGAATCTTGTTCCTCAGCGGACTGTAGACCGGGTAGATAAGCCGTGACGGCGCTACGAGGTCGAACGGCACGAAGCCGGACGCCAGCGGAGCAGTCAGCGTGAAATTTTTCAGCGCGTCAGTCTGCGAGAAAGCGGAGTTAATCTGGTTAACCAGTTCGGTAAGACCCTGGTTACCAAAGCCAGGAGTACCGGCAGCAAGGAAGTTGCCGAACTGGCTGGTGAAATTAGGGTTAAGGCTCTTACGGACCGTTTCCGGCTCGTGATAGCCCTTGAAAGTAGCCGCCCTAAGCGCTTTAGTAGCCTTAAAGGAACGGTCGAAAATCTCGTCCTGGTTATCCAGGACCTTATTGCCGCCTGGACGAGCGTAACCCGCCCCCTTCACTGCCTCAGGCATACGGCCAGCGAGCATATCGACTGGCGTATCGTACCAACTGGCCTCAGTGGCGGCTTCCTGTACCACGTCGGACGTGGTGAGAATGTCAGCCATGTACCTCTTTCGCGGGTGCTGTCTTACGGTATAGTTTTTTGGTGTAAGGGGAATCCTTGCTCCCAAGATGGGTGCGAAGCCCAAACCCGTTGCGGAACTAAAAGTAGGGATTCCCTCTTTTCACGGCGCCATCAGCAATTTCTGAATCTGGGCTTGAGCGCCTTCACGCACTACTGGGTCGCCACTGTTAGCAAGCGACTTAAGGAACTGCATTTTTTCAGCGCGAATCTTCTCGCCCATCTCGTCCACCAAGGACCGCCGGTCCTGGGCGACAGCACCGCTTTCGAGATTGGGCGGATAGGCCGTTACGCTGCGAATTGGAGCTTGGTTCGGGTCGGGCTGTGAGCCGAGAATGTCAACCTGGTGCTGCAAGTCACCGACTTGCTTAACCAGCATTTCGTTCTGCTCACGGTAGTTGTTGATGGTATCGGTCAGGGTAGCTGTAGCTTTGCTCAGCTCGGCTGCGAGAACGTTCTTGAGTGCTTTCTCAGTGAGGCCGCTACCGGCGACCTTGCCAATCTGCTTCTTAGTGACTGGCACGAGACCTTCACCCTTGGTGATGTTCTGAGGACCAGCTTGAGCTTGCTGACGCTGCTGGTGGCGGCGAATCTGGTTAGCAATCTGGCTGCCAGCACCGCTGGTAGCGTCGATGCCGTTCTTAGCTGCTGGCTGGACGTAGGTGGTGCTCATGGTGCACAGGTCCGGCCATTCGTTGACAATGTGGTCGTGGATGACGGCAATGGCAGCAGACGCGTCGCCCTTAGGGGCGCTCAAGCTGCCCATGGAAGGCTGAGCGAAGCTTGCTGGGCGGTTGCCGCCATTGCCGGGACTAGGAGACTCGTGACCTTCGGTGAGTGGGCCTCGGGTGAACTGGGAAGCAGACGGAGGGGCCGGTGGGGTAGGAGCCGATGGCTGGCTTCCCATGGGTGCAGCCGACAGCGGTGCGTGACCTTCGCTGATGTAGGGCCGGTTGAACTGCTGAGCAGTAATCTGGCCCGGACTCAAGTGCACGTTGGGGTACATGCTGGTGAAGTCTTTGCGGAGTAGTGCCCGGCCGTCTTCCACCGCAGCAGGGTCCATTGCTTTGAGTGCTTCGGCTGCGTTAGCAACGGCTAGAGCACTCTGCCCAAGGTGCAGGTTGCCTTCAGCCACAACGTTCTTAGCTAGCTCCCGCCAGCTCTCAGCGTCCACTGCATCGGCGAAAGTCTTCAGGCTGGGGTATTCAGCTAGCACGTCGAAACCGTCGTAGGCGGCACATAGAGCGTCGTGCATCCGCATGATGGTGTACGGCGCTTCGGTAACACGCATCTTCATGTTCGCGTACTGAGCCATCCCATCGGGTGAAGACGGACGGTTGTCTTCCTCACCGTGGCCGACTTCGTACTCTTCCTCAGGCCGCATTTCTTCGCTACCAGGGTTGGGACCCTCGGTAGTGCCAGGAGTGTGCGCTACACCAGTGGACGGGTCGGTGGAACCGCGTGCCTTAGTCCACGTGGGCGACGGCTCTGGTGGCTTACCCCCCTTTGCATCCCCGTCTTGCATGCCGGAATCTGCTTCGAAATCTTCGGTCTGGGGACCGTCTGGTTCCCGGTGTGGAGCAACGGGCTTAGTCTTCTTGCCCCGTACATTGTCACCAGGCGAGGGGTGAGAATGCGGAATGACGTGTTTGGTTTTGTCGGGCATGGCTAGCTTCGCGCCACAACCAGGGCAGAAGTTGCCGGACTTTTTGACTTTGCTGCCGCAGGACGGGCAGAACAGTTTCCCAGTAGTGGGAACGGCCTGCTTAATGTTGTCTTCTTCGCCTACGCCATCGTCGTCAGAAGTGTCTTGGCCATCATCGTCATTGTCTCCGTCGCCTTCGCCGGAGTTATCGTCGTCTTCCTGCATGCGGTCACCCATGTCCTGGTCGTGACCCTTAGCCACCTTCTCGTTGTCGTCTTCTTCGTCTTCGTCGGAGCCAAACGCGGGGGCTTTCTTGTCTCCGAAGTTCGAAACGCCCTTCATAACGCCACTGCCGCCGCAGTCCGGGCACTTCATGTGACCTTCGCGGATTTTGCCGCTGCCGTGGCAAGTGGAGCATTCACTGTCGGCTTTAACCACGGGAAGTTTGTGGCCACAGTTTTCGCATTTGCTCATCTTGGAGTCGGCGTGGTAATTTTTGCCGCAGTTCGGGCAGGCTTTCATGCCTGCTTTTTCCAAGTCAGCTTCGGCGCTTTTATCGTCACCGTCGCCGTCGAGAGACGGTGGCAGTTTCATGTCCGGCCACTTCCTGCGGGCAATGGAGCGAATGCGGCTACGGACAGCGGACGGGTTGTCAGCATGGTGCGCCAGGCTAGCGGCGTCGCTTACGTCGCCTTGGCTTTCGATGGGGAACGTGCCGTTCGGACCAGCGAAGTCTTTACGTGGCATGTCGCTGCGGTCTTGCCCGCCAGAGTCCACGTTGCCGCCGCCGGGCAGGTCGCGCTTCTCCAGTCTTAGTGCTTCCTGGAGCCGGTTAGCTACCGGGTCAGCGAAGTAGGTGGGAATCTCGCTCTGCTGGACGTTGGGGCGGCTGGGGCCCGGTTCAACTGCTCGCTTACCAATCATGCGGGCTACATCAGCAGGCGATGGGGTAAGTGACTTAGCGAGGAAGTCGGGGTCGCTGTTCAAGGCACCCAACCACTCGGCACGGCCCTTCTTGTCGGCTTTGACGAGAGTGAAGGTGCAGTTGCGGTTAGCAGGGCGATCCACGAGGCTGACTTCGCCCAGTTCACCGTCAACAATCCGCCCGCCGCGAGCTTTCATATCCGTAACAATGCGGGGCCGCATAATGCCAACGGAGAAAGCGCGCAGCGCACCCTTGCTGACGAGCTTCTTAGCAGTTGGTTCTACTACCAGAGCCTTGAGGTAGTGGCTACCGTCGCCGTCACGGTCAGCGTCGATTTGGAGTCCAATACCGGCGGGGTCACGGTGCGGGTTGTGCTGAACACGTAGGTTAGCGCCAGTGGACAGCCAGTCGGTTAGTGCCTTACTGGACCAGCCAGGGTCAACAATCTGGTCGTCCGTGTCCACGGTTCCATCGGTGGCCTTACCGTAAACCAGCAGGTCGCCATCAGCGGTCGTCTCAGTTTTCAATATCGGGAAGCTGAAGCTAGCTTCCTGCTGGTCGGTTAGAGTGGCCGCCACGGACCTCCGTGTTGATTTGGGTATATAATTCTGGTTAGGGACAGACTGCCCAAGGTCTTGGCGAATGCCAGATAGTAGGCGGCTGTCTGTCCCGTCCGACTTGATGCCTGCTGCTTGAGCGCGTAGCTGGTTAGCTTGAGCATGCAACGAGTTGACTTTGATTTGCAGAGTGGTTATCTGCTTACCTACTGCAGCAGCGTCAGCTTCGTACTGGGCTGCTGTAGTAGCCGTGGAAGCGGCAGCAGATGTAGCGGAAGTGGAACCGGCTGCTGTTCCAGTTACCGTTGGTGACGTTGACGTAGAGGAAGTTGAGCTACTAGAGGAGCTAGACGACGCTTCAGCTGCTTTAGCTTGCGCTAGGTAGGATGCTTGCTCTTTTTTCAGCGACTTAATGGTGGACTGGATGTCCGCTGCTTCTTGGTCCAAGTCGCTTGCTTGAGACAGCAGCGACTTTTTTTGCGCTGATTGAGCAGCTGATTGAGCCGACTGACCGTCCGAACCGAACTCGCCGTGTGCGCCACGAGGCTGGTCCGGGTTATAGCTCTTAAGAGCTTGAGCTAGTTTCTGCGCCACGGGGTCACGGAACTCGGACAGGAACCTCCCGTAGCTCGGGCATAGCTATGCCCGTCACATGATTATGAACTCTACTTGAAACTTCAGCAAGTTGGCTACCGAGAACGGCTTACTTCTCCTTGCCTTCCTCGGCGTGCCGTAGCGCGTCCCAGGGGTACAAGTCTCCTCGGTAGCCAGCAGCCTCATACCGGGCCGCTTGGTCGGCTTGCTCTTTTTCTGACCAAACCCAGTAACGCAGGGTCTACGTCTTTCCAGTCATGTGCCCAGCCGTGCGGTCCGACTTTCGCCAAACTGGCTGCAGAAACCTTCTCCTTGCCTTCTGCTTCCCTAATGTCCTTAGCGTGGGTAGCGGGCCAGATGCCTAGCGCGTCATGGTGGCGAAGATTGCACGGGCCAGATACCAAAGTCTCTGCTGTAAAGACTCCGGTATCTGTACTAAGATCGTAGACATGACCGCTGAACGACCTTCGCTCGACGGAGACAACATCGCGCAACGCTACATCGACGGAGAGCCACTGACGAAAATCGCGGCGAGTCTCGGAGTCAGCCATCGAACCGTAAAGAAGCTTCTCAGCGAGAGAGGCGTTGAAGTCCAGCGTGGTCCGCGCCGTGCTGCTGGCTTCGTTCGTCACCGGACTTACACGGACGCCGAGGTAGTTGCTCTCTACAAAACCGGACTTCAGGTTAGCGACGTTGCTCAACGGCTTGGCGCTAGCCGGAACACCATCAGCGACGTGTTGAGAGCAAACTGCGTTGCCATTAGGCACGCGAATAACGGGTTCCAGGCCGACCTGGATGAAGCGACTATCATCAGCTGCTTCGTTTCCGGAGATAAAGCCGAAGTAGTCGCTTCGGCTTTGGGCTGCTCGATCAGCAGCGTCTACAACGTTCTGCGACGCAACCACATCCCCGCTGACCATCGGATACCAGCTGACCCTAGCCTGCCCCGCGTTTACGGGACTCCCGGCGGAACTGGAGCTAAGAACCGGTTCAAGGCTGCCCGCACGCGCCAGGCGAATCCCATGGTCGCTTCCGACGAGGAGCAGTTCGCCCGCATGCTCAGCGAGCATGGCGTTGAGGGCATCGTCCACCAAAAGGCTGTTGGCCCGTACAACGTGGACCTCGCCATCGGTACTATCGCCGTGGAAATCTACGGCCCGCGTCACCGTGGTGAACGCCAAGGACAGCGACTGCGCTACCTGCTTAATGCGGGGTACGATGTCATCTTCGTCTTGGCGTATCATGCGTTCAGCGCTGAGGCTGCACAGGACGTGGTCTCCTGGCTGGAGTTCCGCAGCCGGAACCCAGCCGCTCCGTGTTGCTATCGGGTGATTCGGGGTAACGGTGAGCTGGTTACCGGTGGAAGTAGTAATAGCGATGACATCCCCGATGTAATACCGTTCAAAGCTGCCCAGCAATCGGAGTGAGCTTCCAGCCGAAAGCACGCGAGCGTCTTCGGTAACGCAGTAGCCCTTGGCGTGCTCCGGGCTCATTTTGGCGTGTTCAGTGACCATGGCTACACAGCGGTCGAAGTCACCGGGCGTACCCCACGCAATGGCTCGCTCGAATGCGTGGTGGGTGGGTCCCCCGTGACCATGGCCGGTCCAGTAGTCACGCAAAGTTTGAGCGTTACCTCGCGGAGACTTTCTTTTTTCCACGTCTTCCAGCATGGCTACAGTTTCTTTAGCAATCCATAGCTCCGATGGGCGTCCCTGTGAGTCGGGTAGCTGTACCTTAGCTGAATCGGGTGATTGGTGGCCTGCTTCCGCGTATTGGACATAACCATTGGAGCTGCGCAGCAGATAGTGGTACGAGTCCTGAGCACTGCCGATGCGGCTTTGTACTTGGTCAGCGACGCGTTGCAGTGCAGGGGTGGACCCTTTGAGGCGGTTGTTTTCGATGTGGATGGTGCCGCGTTTACCTGCTTGAGTGTGAACCGTAATCATGATGGCCTCAGACTTTGGAATGACTGCATCATTGATTGAAACCAGTCTCCTCGGTTGAGCGCGGAGAACTCTGGGCTGAGAGCGCCGAGTTTTCCTGCCCACTCATCCCATTGCGCAGGCGAAATGGATGTCGGGTCTAGTTTGGTGGAAAACTCGCTGGATGGGGCGTAGTCGTTGTCAAAGTAAGCTTGGCCGTGGTCGATAGGAACAGGAAGTCCGTTACTGTCTACGAGCCAGTTTCCGTCGTTGCGGTCTTGGTTGGATATGATTTTGTCAAGAACGCCAATTCGCTGACCTTCAGGGCCGGAGAACACTTTGTCGGGATCGTAGTCTTTGCCGCGTTCCAAGTCGATAGCGGTAGGGTGCGGCAGCATGGGCTCCCAGACAACGGGGTGTTTGTCGGTAGGGTTCCATGATGAGTCGGGGATAACTTCCGGTGCCCGAGCGCCGAGGGCATCCGCTACCCGACTGGAGAGAATTTCGCGGTCTTGGTCGATAGCTGCGTCACCTTTACGCACCCACCGGGAACCGTTATTGAACCGGACGAACGACGTTTCGCCCATTTGTCCATGGCCAGGGTATTGAACGTCGTGCTGGCCGGACTTCAGGTCGGCTTCCAGGGAGCGGCGTGCATCCGCAGCTTCACGAGTTTCCGGCAAGTCACTGCGACCGGTGAGGTGCAAGTCGTCTAGGAGGTCGCCGTGGTAATGCAACGCGAATGCTGCGTGACGCAAGTTAACGTCACCGGTTTTCAGGGCTGCGAAGTGTGTTTGCTTAGCTGCACCTAGGAGTACTTGGTGGGCTACGTCGGGGTGTTTTTTGTTCATCTCCGCTGATGCTCGGCGCAGCGTCTCAGCTAGGGGACGTAGCTGTGGCTGGCTTCGCATTAGGTCAGCAGCAGAGGATAGGAAACTAGCGTGCTGGTGGGAACCGGGGGTGCCGTGGAACGTCCACCCGTGTTTGACCATGTCCTGTACTGCTGGTGGTGGTCCTTCGTGCACCCAGTGGCCACGTGGGTCACGGAACTCATGTAGCCAGGCGTCGTGCCAGCCTTTTACGACGAGTGGCTGGCCGGGAATGCCGGGTGTTTCGATAATAGGGTCGCCTGATGCTATCGCAGTCATTGCGTTCCAGGCGTTGGAGTTGGGCCGCCAGTAGCTGGAGTGCGCTCCTGCTGACATGGCTACGGGGTCAGCTTCGCTGGTCTGGGGCCACATTCGTCCGAGCACTCCAACGCTGCTGTGCAGCGGAGTGCTGAACTGAGCCCCTGGCACTTCGGAGTTGAATACCTTTGCGCCAAAGGCTGGCCGGGCTGGGCTGCCGCCGTAGTGGAAGCGTAGTTCTCGGGATACGCCAGCTACGGGGTCTTTGGAGTGGGCTCCTACCCATACGTGACCGTCGGGGACGTTGAACTCGGTTGCTTTGTGTGCCGAGGTGCCGGGTGAGCCAATGAGCACGAGGTCGTCGGCGAAGTTGGGTAGGTGGCGGGCTGCTTCACCGGAGACGACGCTGCCGTAGGAGTGACCGATAACGGTGCGGTGGGCGTTGGGGTTGTCTTTGCGTAGCTGGCGTTGAAAGCGCATAAGGTCTTTAGCTGCGTGTTGCGCGGTTAGTTTGTCGCTAGCCGAAGCAAAGTTTTGCGGTGGTTTGTAGCCAGCCCAGAGAATGGCAGCGACTTTTTTACCGGTTCTGGCTTCGACGGCTGCTTTCATCCGGGAAGCTGCTTTTGTTTCGGCGGGCAAATGTTCCCAGTGCGGGTTCATGCCGGGCACGATAGTGACAACGTGGTCAGCGGTCTTGGGGTCGCCGATAGTGAACACGACATGTTCAGCGTTGCGATCAGCCGATGCTACATGAGCGTCGGGTGCGGTTTTCAGTGCTTCGGTAACGGCTTTAGCCCATTTGCCGTGACGGTCTCGTAGTTCGTGTTCCCAGGCAGTGCGGAGGTCTTTAGCTATCCAGTAGTCTTGCATGGATTTGCGGCGGCCGCCGACGCTGCCACCGGCCATGGCTAGTTCCCCGAGAAGGGGGTTGTGGGTGCGTGACGGCAAATTTTGCATCACGTAGTCGCCGAATATTTGAGCGACGGGGCTAGGGTTAGGTGATGTGGTGAACTGGTCCCATAGTTCGGCGATGAACTCGTCCACGTTAGCGGTGGCTTGGTTAGAGACTTGGTCCCGGATAGCGGCCCGGTTGCGGCGCACCCAGTCGGTGGACACCATAGGAGTTACGTAACCACGTCCGTGGCTACGAGGAGTGAATGGCGGGTCTTTGACGCCGAGAGCCGCAGAAAGTTTGCGCCACAGATTTATGTCGCCCAGTTTGGAGTTGTATTGGGTGGCGGCACCGCCTTGGAATGCGTCGTGAACGGCGTGACCCATTTGGTGGGCTACGGTGTGGGGTAGCTGGTCGTCTGATAGTTCATGCTGGCGGATGACGATGGAACCCCATTGGTGGTGCCCAGAGTCGGGTTCGTTGTCGGGTGTTACGTGAGCGTGGTAGCTGACTGCAAGGTTAGGCACCCATTGTGCTTGGTGGTTTAGCTGGTTACCAACTCGCTGTTTGATGTCTTCGTGGTCGCCGTTAACGAGGGGTTTTACTTCGACGTGGGTGGAGCCATGCTGAGCGAAGTGTGGTACGTCACCACCAACGCCAATCCATTCGCCGTGGCCGCCGCGTAGTTCATGCAGCCACGCGTCGTGCCAGCCTTTGGATGCCTGGTCCGCTTGCCTGGCGCCAGCTTCGTCTACCATCATCGCACGCCAAGCGTCAGCAATGTTGGATGCGGCTTGGCCGGGTGCTATACCCACTGCGGCTCCTGCGGCTTCAACGTCTTCCTGGGTAATGTTACGGGCGTCTCCGTGGTCATCATGGGGTAGACCGCAGCCACAGGAGACGCATTTAGCAAGCGGACCGAAGGTGACACCGGAAATGTTCCCCTCAGGGGCGCCTTTTTCTAGCTCTGCTGTTACATGAAGCACGGTTGTTTCACTGGGCACGTTCTGCAGTTCACGTTCCCGGCTCGCTGAAGTATGCGGCAGGCCGAAACGGCGCATGGGCATTGCTTCCTGCTGAGCTTCAAACGCAGGCACCGCACGATAGTCACTGGGAGTAGTCGTGCACCGGCAGTTGTGAGTTACAATGCCATTGGCGATGTACCACCCATCAACTGTCTCAAGGTTATACACATGCCCGCTAAATGGGACCCGCCAGACCTCAGCAACCTGCTCGACCGCTACACCAAGGGTGAGAGCGAAAAAGCGCTTGCTGAATCTTTTGGCGTCAGTCGTAACGTTATCCGCCGCATCCTGCTGCAAAACGACGTCAAGCCCAGAGGGCGTAGCGAAAGCATGTACGTCCGCATGGCGCAAACTACTGCCGAAGAGCGTAGCGCTCTTACTATTGCTGCTAACGTGGCTCGGCGTGGAAATACCGACTCGCTGGAACGGCGAATCGCTAGAGCGCAAACCCGTGAAGCCGCGCCGAGCGATGTACATGTGTCCGCATTGGAACGGCTGTTTGCCACCTACTTGAACTCTCTCGGTCTTGAGTACGGGACGCAAACTGCGATAGGTCCCTATAATGCTGACTTCACTACCAGCTCCGTCGCCGTGGAAATCTTCGGCGGTCAATGGCACTTCAGCGGTAGTCACGTTGCGCGAGCACAAGAACGCTTCCGCTATTTGCTGAATGCGGGCTGGCATGTTCTCGTTATCGTAGTCAATTCCCGGTTTCCGCTCACTCTCGCTAGCGCTAACTACGTTTTCTCCTTTCTTCAGGAGACCAGCCGCAATCCAGCCATGGTCCGTCAGTACCGGATGATTGGGGGTGACGGAAAGGAGCTTGTCAGCCAGAGTGCGGATGCAGACCAGCTCACCGTCGTATATCCGAGACGTCGCACCCGTGATACGGCTACGGGCCGATACAAGGGCATCCCCCGGTAGGCAGTTCACATGCGCCGGTGGAAACGGCACCCCTGATGGAAACGGTGCGCCAATAGGAACCGGGCCTGCTTCCTGGTTAGCTACACAGATAGGGCAGACTTTTTCGTCCTCGGCGGTTAGCCATTCGGAGTAGTCCACGTCCGGGTCGCTGCGGTATACGTTATGTGCGGCAGCACCAATAGCAGCGGATACTTCCGTCTGCCCGACGTTAGCAGCGGAGCTTTGCGCTGGGCCGGTAGCTGGCTGGCCACGGTAGGTGTTTCCCGTGGAACCTGGCTCGGGTAGCTGGTCGGCTGGGAGGACAGCGGGACCGGCTAGGACAGCGTTGAGTTGGTGTTCCAGGTCATCTGGATTGGTTGGTTCACCGGCTAGTGCTGACTGCTGGAAGCCACGTAGAACGGCTGCTAGCTGAGCTAGACGGGTGTTGGTCATGCTCCGGACGCTGCTGCGGCGGGTAGCTATCCAGGCTGCTAGAGCAGGGCTGGTGAGCAGGAGCAGGGCGATGAGGTCATCAAGAGCGCTGGGCTGCGGAGGTGACTGCTGCTGAGTAGTGGGAGTAGTCAGGTACCTCCCGCTAGCTGATGCTGAGCTGCTTGTTCACCTAGCTGCCATGCCTGTTCCCATGCTGGGCCTAGCACGTTCTCTATGGCTTGCTGGATGTGTGGTGCTCTCGCCATCACGTAGCTTTCCGCAGCACCAGGACCTAGTGCTTGGCGGGCTACAATGTCGGCCCATTCTTGAGCTATGGAGTGGGTGTCTACGGCGCTAGCTAGGGCTTGCTGCAAGTTCTCGGCTAGCTGGTTGGCGTGGTCTCGGTCAAGTTCCCAAGCTTGCCACGATTGCTGCTTATGGCCGTCTTCACGCTGGCTATCGCTCGTCCCATGGGCCATAGCAGCAATCGTGGTAGCTACTTTACCCTTTGGCTCGTACCCATAGTCGTCATCTGTAGTTGTTCGGCCTTCTACTGCGCGCTGTTTTGCATGGAGTTCATCCCAAGGTCCCTCAACTTTACTGGTCCGGCCAACATATCCCCAGACCGGCTTGTTCAGCTTTTGGTAAGCGAGGGAGCGGTGATGACCGTCCACTATCATCAGGTCACGGTTTTTGTCGCTGTCGGGAGTGTCAACGAGAACGACGGGTTTGATGCGGCGACCTTGTTTAGAGCGCTTAGCTATCCGCCGGGCGAACTTAGCTACCCTTTGCGGTTCGTGCCAGGCGTTCCATTTTTTGCGGTTGGTGAAGTTGACATTACTAAGGGGTATTTCTTTGGGTCCGCTCCAGTCTTGGTTGCTTATCCAGCCGAGGGTGTTTTCGGGGTAGTCGGCGCTGAGTTGACGTTTAACGTCATCGGCTGTGCTCAGGTGCCTCCGGGGGAGCGGTTGTGCCCTTTTCGCCAGTGTCAAAGAAAGCGAAAACTTCCTCTATGGGTTCGTCGTCTTCATAAAAGCAGCAGGTACATCCGCAGTCGTCGTCTTCAAGTACGTGACCGCATGATTCACAGCGAGGCGAGGAGTCGTCCAAGTCCATGCAATGTAGTTTATTCGGATATGGTTGGCCCCGGGTCATTTGGTGGTGGCGGCCATTCCGGCAAACTTTGCTGAATGGTCACGAGTTTTTGTGCAGCAGCGCGGGCGTCTTGTTCGCTGACTCCGTTGTCCATCAGTGCCTGAGTGAGAATTTCCTCGGCTCGTTGCAGAGTGGCGGAGTTGGGTTTATCCATGGTTACCACTTTCGAATGAGGTCAACGAGTTCCATGCCGAGGCCAGGGAATGCTCCTAGCGCGCCGCTTACTAGAGCAACGATAGCGGGAAGGCCTGCGAGTGGAATGGATGCTAGCCCTACGGCAATTCCGCCGAGGACCATGCCGGTGTGCCAGAAGAATTTCTGTTTGGTGGCTTTCAGCAGCTCAATGTCATGCTCGTCTTTTATCTCTCGCTGAGCCATGTCCTTAAGTTCGTGCATTTGCTGCTGAAGGTCGTTCACTGCTTTGTCAATTCGTTCTTCGCTGTATTCGTGAGAGCCGTGTGCTACGTGAGTTAGCAGTTTCAGGCTGTCTTCGTAGGTGAGTCCTTGTACATCTTCGTCGGTTAGTTCGTGTGGTGCTTTAGCGGTCGCTTCTTGCAAACGCTGAGCGGATTCTTCTGGGTCAGCGCCTCTAGTCCAGGGCAGTACTGCTTCGTCTCCCCGGCCTTGAGGGTGCATAGCTTGGGCAACGGCAGCGTCGATGCGGCGCTGGCGTACTGCCGATTCCATGGATGTTTTTGGTTTGCCTAGTTTTCCTTCGGTGCCATCAGCGAACCGGGCGTGCATGGTGCCGTTGTCGTCTACGTGGGTGACGACGCCGGGGCCGTGGACCGAGTGGTCTACTGCGTCACCTATCTTGCCGCAGGGTGGGCGTACGCATACATAGCCGTGAATGAACCCTTCGGGACCGACCTTGAGTATGGTTCCTTCGATTACTTTGGGTAGCAGCGCTGCGGCTACGTCCACTGCTTGGTCGATGCTCAAACCCTTAGCGAGGTCTTCGCTGATGCTAGCGAGGGTGGAGCCGGGGATGTGGCGACGTTCCCAGGTGCTGATTTGGCGTCCTTTGTGCAGATGGCGGCGTAGAGCATCTAGCTCACTTAGAGTCGCTTTATACTTACCATTGGTAGGCGGGTCCACCGTCCCAGCGTTAGCCAGAGTGGAAGCGGCCAGCTCGCCTGCCATTTTAGGAATGGGATGGGCATGCTCGGCTGAAGCTATTGCTTGAGCAGCAGCATGAGCTGGGGTACCACCAGGGAACGGCGTAGGTTTAGCTGTAGCCGGTCCAGCGTTAGCTTGCTGGGGTGCTGCACCGGCAGCGGGTATACGCGCCATAGGAGACTGTGGGGACGCACCTGAGGGGGGGCCTGCGGTGGTGCCACCAGGAGAGAATGGGGTACCGGGCTGGCCACCTTGACCGGGCTGCGGAAGAGTGGGTGGGGCGACTCCGGGTTCTGGTGCACCTGTGAGGCTGATTTGGCCTAGTGGTGTGAAGCCCATCTGTCCCGCCCAGCCTGGGTCGCTAGTAATGGGTAGGCCCCATGGCTGGCGACCTAGTTCAATGCGTGCTTCGTCAATGGAGGACAGGCCAGCGCCGATTTGGGCTACAAGGAGTGTGGTTAGGGTTTGTTCGTCCTCATCTTCCTCCAAACCATCCCATTTCCATTCCATGTCCATTTGCCCGCAAAAGTCCTGCAATATGCGGTCGAACAAGGCAGCCTTTAGCCATAGCAAGTCAGGACCAAGCGACTTGCGTTCCTGAATGTCCTGCGAGGCTTTAGCCATCTGGTTAGCTGCACCCGTTGATTGGGTAGCGCTCACCCTCGGCGAAATGCCTAGCTCCATCGGCATGACGTTGTATGCCATGCATACTTGAGTCATGATGATTTCGTCGGACTGGTCGGCTAGTTCTGGTGGTTTTTGCGGCTCCACTTTGCTATTAGCGGGCAGCATCAACACCTTGTGCTTGTACGCCACGTCACCAGCGATAGCGTTCAGGCTGTCTTGAACTTCACGGATTTGGTTTGGCGTCATGTTCGGGTCGCCAGGGGAAATGTAGACGCCGGGAATGGAACCTTCCAGGTAGTAATCCATGGAGTACTGCTGCTTACGCAACCCCGTGATAACGGGGATGATGCAGCGTTCCAACGGGGCTTGCCCGTACGGCGTCCACGTTCTCGGGTATCGGGGCAGATAAAGAAGCTGGTCGCCCCGGTATTGCGCAACCGGTTTACCCAAGTCTTTAATGTCTTGTTCGGCTAGCATGGTCATCAAGTCAACGCGGGGAATGCCGTACTGGTATATCTGGTATGCGGGGTTGGGTGGGCTAGGTGAACCACCCCGTAGGTCCAGCAGTGGACGGACGGAGCTGCCGTCGATAATGTCCAACCCGCCCAAGTCAGTGCCAAACAGGCCCTTGCCGGGGATGCGGGTGGGATGCAAATACACCGACAACGCGTCGATGACGAACATGTCTTCCAGGGCTGCGGAGAACCAGCTGGTGAAGTCGTTGTAGTTGGGGTCGGGTTGGGTGAAGAACTTGAGTGCTTCGTCGCGGCGTTTGCCAAAGTCGGCCATGGCGCTGCTGCTGCCTCGCATAGCTTTGGCTGCGTCAGCGGTGGGGCCGATGTCCCAGCCGATGCCGAGCATTTCGTCTTTGCGTAGCTGGATGCATGCTCTAGCGACGGAGTACACCTCAGCGTAGGTGCGCAGGGTTTGGAAGTCAGCTAGTTTGAGTCCTTCGGTGCCGGGCATGCCAACCGGCATGTTCCACCCGACGGGGTACTGCCAGCGCCGTGGTTCGGGTCGTTCCGCATCGGGTGGTGGAGTGTCGATACCAACGGGCTGGATGGGGCTCAGGGGGCCGAAGGCACCAGTCAAAAATTCAATTGGGTCTCTCGGGAGAGCGGTCGATTGCTGTGTGCGACCGAGTGTCCACTGTGAATACTGCGCAGCCAACGGAGAAACGCTGCCGCCCAACGGCTGAATGGTTGGGTTAACAGCGGTGGATTGGGCTGCTCTCAATCCAGCTAGAACTGCTCCGCCCTTAGGCATCGCGCACCGCCGCAGGGTATACTAGTTTTTTCAGGCTAGGCGGTGCCAGGCTGGGCACGGCTTGGCGGGGCCGGGCACGGCATGGCCAGGCAAGGCGATGCTGGCCAAGGCAATCCAAGGGAACGGCGCTGAAGTCACCGAAGATGTCTTTGGTGACTTCAGCTATTTCTGGAGGGAAAAATTTGGTAGACATCAAAACCTTTACTGCTGTAGTGGAGGGTATTTCCCCTCTGCTAATGCATCGCTTTACTGAGGAAAACGAAGTGGAAACGCCAACCCGCGCTATAACGACTGGGTACGGAACTCCCCGAGAGCAGGCGGAGAAAAGCTCCTACCGGCGCGATGACGGGACGTTGTATTTCCCTGGAACCGCTTTTGGCCGACTACTACGGGAAGCGGGCAGTAACCATAAGCAACGTGGCAGCCGCAAGTCCGTCAAGTACCTCGTCCCAGCAGGCGTCATGGTCACGGAGGATATGGTTGGCGTACACGACGCGCAAGGTCATCCACTTACTAGCGTGGAAGTAGACAGTGCATGACTTTTCTCCTGCTGGACTTGTTCTGTGGTTCTGGTGGCGCAGCAATGGGCTACAGTCAAGCTGGCTTCACCGTTGTCGGTGTGGACATAGCACCGCAGCCACACTTCCCGTTTGAGTTCATTCAAGCCGATGCTATGACGTACCCGCTGGATAGCTTCGATGCCATCCATGCTTCGCCGCCTTGTCAGCGGTTTGCGAGGGTAACAGCGTGGCGAGGGTCACGCGACGACCACTCAGACCTACTGACGCCCATGCTGAAGCGGCTATCAGTAGTTTCGGTGCCGTGGGTAGTGGAAAACGTGCCGGAAGCTGGGCTGCGCGCTGACTACCGGCTGTGCGGCACCCAGTTTGGCTTGAAGGTGAAGCGCCACCGTGACTTCCAGCGAGGCAACTGGACTGCCTACGAGCTGATACAACCGTGTCAGTGCTCAGGCAACCGGTCGCTGCTTCCGTTCATGCACAAGGGTGAACGGGCCTTCGCTGATGCGATGGGTTGCACCTGGATGACCAACACCGAAGCTCGCCAAGCCATCCCCCCTGCGTTCACCGAGTACATCGGCAGCCAGCTGATGGGCTTCCTGAGGGAAATAAACCAGCACCCCAACACGTTTACATGTACGTGAGGGAAGGAACAGGGAACATGGGACTCATCGACAGGCTGGCTGAGCAAGCCAAGCAGTGCACTCTAAAGGTCGGCGACTCGGTCACTCTTGCTGGCTCCAACGTCACCGGCAAGCTGGTCGAGGACGGCGGCTACGGCTACTTTAAGGTCAAGCTGGATAGCGGTCAGCGAGTGATTCGGCACTTCACCGAGATGTGCTTGAGCTAAGCCTCATCTCACGCCCCAAAGGCCCTCGGCTTCGGTCGGGGGCCTTTCTGCTTGCTGGAAATAAACCACGTAGCTAAGGTGTTTACGTAGTTGGCTAGCTCAGCCGGGCTAGCCACAGGGAATCGAAGGGAACGTACGTGGACGTCAACGAGCAGTTCAAGGCCGAGAAGGAAGGGCAGATAGCCCAGCTCAGAGCCATCGTGGAGCGAAACCAGGCGGCGATAGCCGGGTACGACTCCGGTGCCGCGCAAGCGGAAATCGACATGAAGCTGGACCAGGACATCGCCGATGGCAAGATTCGCATGCTGGACGGCAACCGGTACCTGGTGCTGGAAGGGTGGGACCGGAACGAGATTTTCAGTGTTCAGCGGGCTACCCGGCCAGCGGAGATACCGCTGATTCTGCCGGAAAGCAACCTGGACACCTCCACCGGTACAGCGGCACTGTACACGCGGCAGCCGGAGTGGCATGCGCTGGGTAACGTCGTCCCCGAAGGCGTCAGCGACATCGACGAAGTGCTGAACTTGGGTGGCATCAACTGGGGTGTCGAAACCCGGCCAGTGCACTACTACGCTGATGGTGAGATACGGGACGTGCCGGGCAAGTTCGTCACCGTCCGGGACGACACGTGGGCTCCGCTGGGTGTGGTCGGCAACGTCTACACTCCGGTGCAGAACCGGGAAGGGTTCCAGTTCTTGCAGGACCTCACCGAAAGCAACGACGCCATCTGGGAGACCGCTGGTGCTCTATACGGTGGTCGTCGGGTGTTCGTGTCGATGCAGCTACCCGAATCGGTCATCATCGACGCCGAGGGTATCAACGATGAGGTGCGCAAGTACGTGGCAGTCATCAACAGCCACGACGGCATCAGCCCGTTCCGCTGTGTGGCCACACCGTGGCGGATAGCTTGCGGAAACACGGAGCGGTTTGCGATGCGGGATGCTTACGCGCAGTGGAGCGTAAGGCACTGCAAGACCGCAACCCAGCGGATAGCTGAGGCTCGCCGAACGATGGGCTTGTCGCTCAAGTACTACGACAAGTTCGCCGAGGAGGAGACTCGGCTGGCTCGCACCGACATCACCATCGACCAGGTGCAGGAACTGCTGGCTAGCCTGTGGCCCGTCGAGGAAGACGCTGGCAAGATGAAGGTCGCTAAGGCGGCCAAGCGCAGCGAGCAGATTCTGGAGCTGGTCGCCAAGGAGAAGGAGCAGGTTGGCTTGACTGCTTACGCTGCCGAGCGGGCCGTGACTGACTACCTGGACCATCAGGTGACGCGGCGGACCAGCGGGGCGTGGCTGGACTTGGTGCCTGCGGTGAAGGGCGACAAGATGGCTGCGGCGAGAGCTACGGCCATTCTGGAGGGTGCCAGCGACGACGTGAAGTCGAAGGCTCACGCCAAGCTGATGCTGCTGGCCAAGTAACCAGCGTCGGCAGTTCTGCCCTCTGGGAAATAACCAGGGGGCAGAACTTGTTTACATGTACATGAGGAACGATACCGCAGCAACGTACCAGCCCGGTAACCGGGTCGTGAAGCGCAACGACAAGCAAGCTTACCCGGTCATCTACCGGGTCGTGGAGGTATACCCCCACATCGAGGACCAGGTCCTTATCTACGACGACAACCGAGACAAGTACTTTACCGTCAAGCGCAGCGCCATCCGCCCAGCAGTAAAGGGAGTGGAGGTCTGAATGAAGCCGCAGCTAGTCATGCCTGGTGTTCCCGCTGCTGGCCACATAGCTAGCAACGGGTTCTGGCACCCCGGCAAAGAAGATGGGTGCAGCAAGTGTGAGCCGGATAGGCAGTTCGTGAAGTGCCACAACGGTGACCGTATTAGCCAGTGTTACCACTGGCCCCGGTGCAGCAACATTCCCGGCCATGGATTCGGCCGCATGGAACTCCGATGAGCTACATGACGAAGGACGGACGCTGGCAGGTGGAGGTTATCCACCTGCTGGAGTCCGGCGATTGGCTGCGAGTGTCCGAGTACGGATGGCACACCGCTGACGTGAGGACACCAGCAGAGCTGGAGCAATGGTTTTCGCTCAGTGAACTGGAGGAACGAAAGTGACGTTTCGGCCCATGACGTACGACGAACTCACTACAAAACTAGCCGAAGCACGCGAAGAGCGTGAATACTGGAAGCAGCGCGCACTGGCTGCGGAGCAGAAGCTCAAGGGAATAGGAAACGACAATGAGAGAAGAGTGGCGCCACTACCGGTGGCGGAAAGTGGACGGGAAGCCGTTGACGCTTCCACCACAGATTGACGTACGTATCTACGAACCGGAAGCTCGTGACGGTTTGGCACGCCACACGGGCGACGAACACTTGCCAATCACTGGACATTCAGTGGTTCGCGGTTTCAGGAACGGGATGCCGTTCAAGCCGTACGTGTGGCGGCAGAACGGGTGGACCAAGGAAGATGAGCTGGTACGCCAGCAGCTGAACATGGCATACGAGGAGGACCAGCCATGAGCTACGCAAAAGGAAGCATCGCGCGTCAGCGCTTCTTGGTTACTATGCTTCTTACTGCTTCAGCTACCGAGGGAACGTTGCCGTGGGACAAGCTGACAAAGCGTACTCGTGCTTACGCCAGACGTGTTATACCCGACGTGACAGTAAGCGAGATAAACGCTTTGCGCCATATCACAGTAAGTGAGCTATTCGCGGACGGTGCGGAACTTCGGTCAACGTCATGATGTGCCGGTGTGGTCATAGCTGGATGGCTCACTACCACTACCGGGTTGGTGAGGAATGCGCCCTGTGTGGGTGTAGCCGTTTCCGTAAACGCTGGTTGTGGTGGCTGCGGTAACGGTACTATTTAGCTAAAGGAACGGGAATGAAGGTATGTGGGCATTGTGGCCGGTTGTTTTTTCCGCAGAACCCTGATGCGGTGTATTGCTGTCTGGCTCACCGCCGGGCTGCACATCGTGGACGTAAACGTCGCCGTAAGCGGGAAGCACGTCCGTGTGGTGGTAAGCATTGGCATGCCAGCATCGAAGACGCGGCAGCGTATTTGACTGACGATGTTCGCTCTGTGTACCGGTGCCCGTACGGGTGCCATGGTTACCATTTGACGAAGAAGCTCAAAGGCAAGTACATCGTACTGATGAGGAGAAAAAAGAAATGAACACATGAGTTGACGGTCTGGAAGAAGTTACTCGCTTCGAAAGTCACCGATGGCACCGGCCGGGCTGCACGCAACGCACTAGCGCTGAAGCTTTACGGCCCTAGCGCAAGAACCTATCCTGTACCGCCAGGAAGGGAATGATTACAATTTGTCACATGGTGCTTCTTCCGCCAGGAGTGATGCCTGAGCGGGAACACTTGGAGAACGGTGCCCGGCTGAACCCGCATGGGTTTGGCTGGGCTATGGTGCAGGAAAACCGGCTGATTACTAGCCGCAGCATAGACGCTGCTGACTGCATCAACTCGTTCATGTCAGCGCGCTTTACCTGGCCGCTGTTTCATGCTGTGTTTCATTCCCGCCACGCAGGCAGCATGCCTATAGGGTTGGAGTTTAACCACCCAGTTTTGCTGGACTCAAGGACGGTTATGCTGCACAACGGCTACCTATTTCCCGTGAATGACGGACGCAGCGACGCAGTGGTGTTCGCCACGGAGATACTGCCGAAGTGGAATCTGAAGGACCCTGCCGAACGGGCTGAGCTGGAGCAGCGGATGGGTTTAAACAAAGCCATCGTGCTGAGCACCGACCCAGCCAGAGAGCCCGTTACCGTGCTCAACGAGCAGCTTGGCATTACGTTGGATAACGGTGCCTGGCATAGCAACGCTGACTTTCTGGGCACGTCGCACCTGCAGCCAGGGATATGCGGTGCGTGCGGTGAGCCTTGCGAGGGCATGATATGCCCAGCTTGCGAAGCTGCGGCTAACGCGCGGGAGGAACTGCTGAGGAGCAGATCGTGAAACGTCATTGGTGGCTACGCAGATTCTTGCACGAAGTTCACGCTCTAGCTGCACTCGTGTGGATTGAAGCTAGTCAGTGGCGTCACTACTGGCGTTACAAGTTGCCGTCCGCTCAGCGTGTGGCCCAGTGGGCTAGCCTGCCTGCCGGGTTGCTCATCGGCGAGGGTCTTGCGCAGTGGCTTGGCAATGACCGTCCGTGGTTTGCGTTGCTTATCATCCCCGGTGCGCTGTTGACAGTACCACTCATACTGGAAGCTAGGCAAACGTTCAGGAAACGGAAACCATAAGCATCGATATCGGGTGAAGCTATGACCATCAAAACTTACTACACCGAAAACGAAGCTCAAGCTTTGCATGACCAGCGCAAAGCTAGCGACCCGGAGCATGACCGGTGTAGCTGCTGGTGTTGCTGCCTTGACTGCGACTTCGACTATGACCGCATCCTGGAAACGCCGAATAGTCAGCATAGTAAGCTAACTAATGAAGGAAGCAGCGAGTGAGGCCGTGCAAGCTGTGCGGCGGTTCTATTCGTGCTCAACCGGGTTCGGTTAGTGACGTAGCTCAGCTTTGCGGCCCATGCCTGGGTGGGTGGGCGATAGGATTTGTCAGGGAAAGGGAAACGGGAATGCGTGCTACGGATAAGCAGAAGGATGCTTGTGTCGAGTTGCTGAACCAGGCGTATGCCCAGGGTCAGCTCACCGCTAACGAAGTAACCGAGCGGCGTAACCGAGCGTACCGGGTGGGCATCACCGAAGACGAACTGGCCAGGTTGCTTAGGGACGTGACTAAGCACGGCAGCGAAATCATCGTACGTGTACCAGAGCCGCCTAAGCAGCCGACAAAGATGACTAGCATTCACGTTGCCCGTAAGGCTGCTTTGGCTATGTTGGGGGTGGCTGCGTCTTTGGCAGCGGTGGTTACCACCGTTGCACTGTTTTCTGGTGAGCAGTATGCGCCAATAGCACCAGCTATTTTCATTGCTGGACTTATTGGCGTCTCTTGGTCTGCTGTTATGCTAATCAAGTTGCTTGGGAGGGAAAGGTAAATGACGTGCTGGAGTCAATGCAAACACGTCCGGGTCAAAGTTCAGCACCAAACCGTAAACGGTGCACCGGTTACGTACATTCTGTACCGGTGTGGTCGCTGTGATGACGTATACAGCGAAGAACTAGATGGTACATGGTCGTGGAAAGACTTGAGAAGGGAAACAGCTGACGATGGGACACCAGTGCAGTGACCCGCTTTTTCACGAAGCGCTAGACCAAGCGGAGAAACTGGCTGCCATCCGCCAGGTACTGAATGGGAACGACTTGGTGACCGTGAATCGATTCCACTTGATGGCCGCTCTTCAGTGTCCGCCTGAGCGGCTAGTGGTGTTTCGCAGGAGTGGTGCTTACCGGGAGCTGTGCGAAGCTGTAGGCGTTGACCCGGTTACCGGAAGGGCGGAGCCATGAAGAACCCGTGGCTACGTAAGCGCCAGCGTCCCGATGAGGTAGTCGTCAGCCGGAAGGCTTTGCAGCTGCTGCTAGATAAGGGGGTACTAGTAGTAGT